GGCATCTCTACCCATTCTACTATCTGAACTAATACTACTAAGCTGAAGAGTAATTCTATTATCTACCTAGTCCTAATTTAGTTTTGTATCAACATTAGTACTTAATGTAGTTATATTATTACCTTGTTCAGTAATGGCACTATCTAGTTGTTTAAGCGCTTCCCTATTTACATACACGCCTCCCTCTAGATTGTTCATACGATCTTGCGTAATTGGCATTTCCGCTTCCCATGGGGTCTTTTTATAATCATCCAATCCTAAAGCCATTCTCATTACCTCCTTTTTCCCAAATTAAAAAATAACGCCTCATGCGGCGTTGGACATTTTTCCTCAAATAAAAGAAGAAAACTTTATATTGGTTTTTGGGGTTTCATTTTCATCAATCAAAAATTATTTAAGTATTCAACTGCATATCCTTCTTCCGTAGAATACACAATTGTTTTAATCTTTAGTTCCCGGATCGCCGCAAGACATGCAGGACAAGGCCGCGCCAGCGCGCTATCTCCATTGCGATGCTCTCGCGCAATTACCAGGACTACCTTGGAAAAATCTATATCTAAATACTTAATTTTATTAAGCGTAGAGATTTCCGCATGACACTTAGAAGGGCAGTATGTTTTCAATTTCTTTGGGTCATAGCGCAAGTGCCGATACTTCTCCTGTTGGGTATGCGTTTTATCCATGTTACATCCTTTCGCAAGAACTGCCCCATGGTACACTGCTATGCACCCCAACTTTACCTTATTCGCGCCACTATAGGATGCATTTTTCGCGCATTCACTTGCAATTTCCAAATAATGTTTATAATTCATTTTATCCTTTCTAGTATCCTATTAACAACAGAGCGCAATCGTGAAAGCACTGCGCTACGATATGGCTTAATCTTTGCGCCTGGATAATAAAAACTAAGTATCTCCTTATAAGTTTTTCCTTGCTTTGCGGCATTAATAGCTCCGCGTTGACTTAAACCTACGCCATGGCCATTTCTTTTAGAGCTATCATCCCACATGTCCTTCTGTACAACAAGATACGGTTTGCTGCTGCCCCACACTTCTTCACTGGAATATGTCCTACCGCCATTACAGTCGCTATAAACCGCGCTTATTGGTTTGTCATTAAAGGTTAAGATTTCCGCCATAGTCTCTTTAGCGGCCTGAATACAGTTCGTGTAATTATTTCTTGTCGCTCGGAATGCCTAAGCGACACTTGCGCTATCAGAAATAGGTTTTCCGCTTAGCACCCCGCGTGAAATCGCAAAGGTACGCGCGGCGATGGCCTGTGCTTTACATGCCTCTAATGGTGCATTACCTATCTCTGAAGCAACTACACATGCAATATAATCTTCCAAATCTATATCAATTTTAGCGTTTTTCGGGCAAGAGTAGAAATTCATATTCTCTTTGGTAGTGATTTTGACCTTCATATTTTCACCTCCTCCCTTACAATACGCAATCTTACTTCATATCTTCAGTATTTGATTCCCTCTTTAATTCAATACTTAAGTCGGGTTCAGCAAAATATTTTTCCATAAAAGCCTGTATGAATAGGCAAGCATCTTCCAAATTCATATGCTCTGCCGCAGTCCTTCCACCTACTAAAATTGTATACAAATTTTCAACCATTACCAAGTACTCCTTTTACGCAAAAAATCTTAAATAAGCCGGTTCTAATTTTAACTCATGGGCCACGAAGTCGCTAGCGGATGTATAGTCACCATACGCCAGCGCTTCTCGTATACATATTGCGGCCTTTTCAATAACAGACAAAGCCGCAGAAAAGGAAACATCATCGCGCCAAGCAATCAAGCTAGCCAATTCATCAAACTGATTCATGTCTTTCCACCACCACATACGTTGGGTCTTCATGGAAGATAGGAATATGGGTGTCAATCGTCCAATGGCCGGTTGCATCTTTAACGACACAAGAACCACGCCGCAAGTAGACATCGTAGTTTTCTACATCAACATTTTTCTCATCGAGAAGTCTCGTCTGCATGTCGGCACATGAGACGCCAATTAATTCTGAGTGGGAGAAGTGGGCGCGTGCAATCATTTGTATGGAGTTGCGGATGCAGTCTTGCTGGCGCCATTCAAATACGTTCATAACCTCTTCTGGAGGAACGATGAATGCACGGGCATCAAAGATGGCTAAGCGGCCTTCGGAATATGCCTTCTTAACGCCCGCAGAAGCATGAAACCAATCATAAGGTACCGGAGATGGCAAGCCTTGGGTGTAAAGGCGCGCAATGTTTTTGTTGAAGAAATAGGTAGCCATTGAGGACGCGGTACTCACAATTTTCTGCAAGTTCTTATCGAACCAAGCCTGCGTAACAAGGGTATCATCGTCGCGCAAGAGAATGGTGATTTCATCCGACTGCGTATATGCTATTTTCGCGCCCATGATGTTCTCACATAGCTGCTTTGCGGTTTGTTGCATTGCGGCAATGAAACCAAGGTCAAAAGGGCGGTCAAAGCCACGCGTATAGCTATGAAAATGCTCGCCATCTACTCTGATAATAGTCGGAAGCCGCCTCGTTAAGTACTTCCGTTCTACGTTTTCATACATTTTTATGCGGTCGCCAAGACTGGTGTTATCCATTATAATTCTCCTTTCATATCCCTAAAATCATTAATATAGTTGCCATCTTTTGATATTTGAATTTGCTGCAAAAAGTTTATCATTCTAGTATGCTCAGTTATTTCTACAAGTGAATAAATATTTACGCTGAGAAAGTAACGCCGCAGTTCACGTATTGGGTCATCTGCGCTTTGGATAAAGTCAACACAGGTCTCGCGCAGAATTTTATCTATCTCATCTCGATTGTATATGTAAGCGGTACTATAAAATTTTTGCAAGAATGCGGCAAGCGTAACATCACTAGTACCTTTTTGCTTAATGGTGTATATTACACCTAAAGACCTATCAGTCATACTGCCACCTCACAGAAACAGGTCAAGATAATCAAGTTCAATACCCAATTCTCCAAGCAGAATTTCTTCTGCCATTGTTATACTTCCTGCGGCAATAGCGTCATTGAGAAGGTCCGCGGTTTCGTTTATTGCGGCATAAGCTTCATTAAGGGAAATACCATCGCGGCGGGCAATCATACGAGCAAGTTCATTCAAATTCGTCGGCATTATCTCATTTCCTTTCCTTTTCTTTATATTTAAATTATACCAGAAATTTAAAAAAAGTCAAATAAAAAGAGAGGCAATTTAATGCCTCTCTTTTTTGATTATTATGGGTCTAAGGTTTCTCCACTTCCATCGGTGGGAGTTGTGCTTCCACCTTCGGTGTTATCACCTTCGGTGCCTGTGTCCGGTTCAACAATTGCTGATTCCATTACCCAAGAGTAATGTGTTGCTCCATCTGCAACTGTTGCTCTAAGTAAATATACTCCAGCAGCGGCTGGTGGGGCTGGAATTGGATTTGAGGTTGTTACATTTATGTTATTTAATACTCCGCCCTTCTCTGAAGTACAATTGATAGCATGAGAATCATAGATATACATTTTCGCTTGCGCATTATCAACGTAAAATCCATAGTCCTCATTAAGTGCTTTACAATTAATAAGTGTCATAATGTTGGGTTCAGTTAGTTTATAGCCTGCGCTTACTACTGATGTATCAAGGTTGTTGCTTTCTGATAAGCAGTCAATGCACTTAAGCTGGCCATTAATGCCACCTTCAGCCGCAGTAGAGCTGCCGGTGTAGATAAATCCGCCTTCGCCATTCTTGCGGGCCACAACGCCTATGCAGGTGCAGTGTGAGCCATAGGAAGGAGTAACACCGCCGCCAGTGGCATTGTATTCATATAGGCCGCCATTGACGAAGAATTCACTGCGCTCATGCGCCGAAATGCCATCGTCTTTATTATCATGTGACCAGCAATCTGTTAGGGTAGCAATGGTTTGATGCGCGAACGGGTCGCCGCTAGTAGTAATACTATGCGCGTTAAAACCATCACCCATGGTGCCTGTAAAGGCGCGAGCTGCTTCACAATGGATAAGCTGTAAGCCAGTTGCGCCATCAAAGATATACGCGCCAGCGCCAAACACGTTGGACACAGAGCAATCAGTGATTGTGCTTAAGGCGGTATTGTTTAGATTTAATGTCATGTACTTAACGTCAATACCAGTCATATTGATAGTGCACTTAACGGGCTTATGGTTAAATAATGTGTATCCAGTGCTTCCGCAAATCGGGTTGGTAGAAGATACGGCGGCTGGTCTGCTGAAGTATAGTGTAGTGCCGTTTTGGAACCACTTATATTCAGTTGCATTTTCAATTTCGGTTAATGCTTCACTTTCAGTAGTGGCCGTGCACCGTTCTATCTTAGTATCGGAACATCTATAGGTTTGGCCGCGTTGTTCTGGTAGTATCTCTGCGGCAGGAATCAATGTGCTGGTGTCCGCTACTCCGTCTTGGAATAACCATATATTGCCTTCGGAGAAAGTAGTACTTACGGTAGCAGAATATACTTTAGTATAGCCGCTAACCTGGGTTTCTGATGTTGCTATGGTACTATTTGGCGCTTTAAATACTACTTTATTTACCATGGACGTATTGATAAGATTTAGTTCTCTGCCCTTTAAGAGGTCAAGGTTTATTGTCTAAGAATATACTCCACTAGCAAGATAGATAGTTTTCGCGCCCTCAGAGATAGCCTTGTTAATGGTAGCATATGGATATACCACAGAACCATTGTTATCCCCATCGTCGCCGCTAGGAGACACATAGGCCACAGTCTTTTCTACTAATGAGCCTGAGTCTTTTGCATAGATTAACAAGTAATCTTTCGCTGAGCAAGAGAAGAAGAAGAACTGGTCTGTAATTGGTATTTCCGCTACTAGATATCCATTCTCTTCAACATAGGGTAATTCCTTTTCCTTATATATTGAAGTAATGACACTTGTTGCAGTGCAGAAGCCGCAAGTCCTAACACCTGTATGGGCGTCTCTGCCGCCAATCTTAATAACAAGTATTTCGCCTGCAAAGCTACGTACATTAATTGCATAGCTAGTATAAATGGAGCCGGAGTTGCTTACCTTAAAGTCTGTCCATTTGTCGCCTACGGTAGCATTCTCAGAGATATAGTAGTTCTTTGCTAACGAACTCTTCTGCGTGAGTACCTGATTCTTTGGGAATCTCTCGGGAATTGAATCTATAATCTTAGTAAGATTAAACGCGGACTTGCCAACTTTCTTAGCACTAATCTCTAGGAAAGATTTTGTGGAGCAAGAGAAGAAGAAATGCGTGTTCGTGATAGGCAATTCCGCAAATTGATAGTCGCCCGCATCGTAATATGTTAAGAATTTTTCTTTATACATATCCGACATTACACCATTACTATCACAGAAGCCGCAGAGACGAGTGCCGGAGTGAGCATCATTTGGTCCAATTTTAATTATTATCTTTCCATCTAGATAATCACTTACATCCAAGGCCGTAGTAGCATACATGCCGCTTTGTGTGAGGAAATTTTCTGACCAGACATCGCCTGCTTTGACAGCATCATTAACTACTTTTCCGGTTGCCAAGTCATCTTTAGTTGCCAGTAATGTTTCGACGTCCGCTGCTTCAGTAAGAGTGTTGAGTTTAGCGCCTGTGAGAATGGCTTCGTTGGCCGTGCCTTTAGCGAGCGTAAGACTACCTTGAAGTGCTTCATTGCCTGACCAATCGAGAGTGCGAGCGTTGGAGCGTGAACTGCTACTTGCTCCATTACCAACGATTTCAATATACGTACCGCGATCTGCACTACGAGATACTGTTTCAGCAATATTGTACGCTCCAAAAACAAACTGTCCGCTACCATTTGCGGTTGTGCCATGGCCAGAAGTATGAGAATAATCACCCGCTGCAACGGTTCCGTTACCTTCTGCATGTGAATTCTGTCCACTAGCAGTAGTACTCACACCTTCAGCATGAGAGCATGGACCGCTTGCAGTGGTATTCGCACCTTCAGCATGACATTGCTGTTCGGATGCAGTTGTATAAGTTCCTTCGGCATGTGAATTCATACCAGATGCTGTTGTAGTGGTACCTTCAGCATGTGAACTCTGTCCGCTAGCAGTAGTGCCTGCACCTTCAGCATGTGATTGACCGCCAATCGCTTTAGTACCGCCGCCTTCTGCATGTGAATACTGACCACTTGCTCTCGTTGTCGTGCCTTCGGCATGGGCGGCTGCAGCACTTGCATTCGTATTTTGCCCTTCGGCATGAGAATAGTCACCAGATGCAGTTGACTAATATCCTTCAGCATGTGAATCTTCTCCACCAGCAGTAGTGCCGCTGCCCTCTGCATGGGACTTATCGCCAGTCGCGTTAGTGTTATGACCCTCTGCGTGAGAAGATTCTCCACTAGCAGTAGTATTGTCGCCTTCTGCATGAGCACCCGCTTTACTAGCAGTAGTAGTATCACCTTCTGCATGAGTATTTACTGCGCTTGCTGTTGTGGTGTTACCTTCAGCATGCGCGTATGGGCCAGATGCTGTAGTATCTACACCTTCGGCATGTGAGTAAGAACCACTTGCCGTTGTTCCGGCGCCTTCAGCGTGAGCGCCATCTCTAAGAGCTTGCGTTTCAGACCCTTCGGCGTGGGCACCTATGCCGCTTGCAATGGTGTATTCGCCTTCAGCATGTGAATTAAGTCCGAGTGCTTGTGAACTATCGCCTTCAGCATGAGCTCCTTGCGCGAGGGCCAATGTTTCAAATCCTTCGGCATGAGCGGCATATTGCGTGTCCTCTTCGCCTGCGTAGTTACTGTTAGCTATAGTATTCTTACCTTCAACGTGGTCTGCGACACCATAGGCCCCGGCTTGCAATGTTTTTTCCTCGTCGTCTATAGTTACTGTAAGGGCCTCAGTTGAGCCTTCACCTTCGGCGTGAGATTGATTACCACTAGCAGTAGTACCACCGCCTTCGGCATGTGAAGCATATCCACTAGCAATAGTACCATCGCCTTCGGCGTGAGAATCCATTCCGCTAGCAGCAGTACCACCGCCTTCGGCGTGTGAATTATCTCCGCTAGCGGTGGCGTAAGTACCTTCAGCGTGCGAACTCGCGCCACTAGCTGTAGTGTTATCGCCTTCTGCATGTGAAGTAAGTCCACTAGCAATAGTTTCTCCGCCTTCTGCGTGAGATGGATTCCCACTAGCAGTGGTACGGGCGCCTTCTGCATGAGATGCCACACCACTTGCATTGGTACCTATACCTTCAGCATGAGCATAATCTCCGGTTGCCTGCGTCAATGTGGGTGGGATAGTGATAGTTACTCCCTATATTGGTCCTTCTCCTTCTTTCGTGGAAGGATTCGGATCGTCTCCGCCCTCACATAATGCCTTATTACCCACGCCTGCCCGCACTGGAATTGCGGCGAGAGTAGTAGTGGTAACATAGTTACTCAAATCTACTTGTGTATTCCCTATCATTTCCCACGCATTATTAATATACAAATACTCATCATACACGTCATTCGTACTTCCTGCTTTCGGCACAAAGTAAATAGTATGTGTCACTCCTGTTGCAGGCAAACTCTGTACAACCTCAACATCAAATGAATGAATGTCTCCAATAGCCGTAGCAATATCGGCCTGTGTCGCAGCGCCAACTTCTGCGGCAGTATAGGTAGGTTTCGTGGCCGCTTTTGCCCATGCGGCAAGGTTCTGATGCTCGGTTAAATAGTTCTGCTCCTATACCCATGCTTTAGTAGCATAAGGTGTTAGGTCAACTGTCTCTCCGCCGCCAAAGACCTCCCATGCGCCATTAACCCATATATACTTGTCGTATAAGTTATCTTCACTAGAGTTAGAAGATGGCACTAGATACAATTCCGTGCTCAAAGGAGCCTCAATGTTTGGCTTGCCGTTTGCCACTTCATCCGCTGTACAAACATGAATGGAGAGTCCTGCGGGCGCAGAAGAGGAACCGCTGCCGCTAATCATGAGTATATCATGCCAATTCTTACTAGAGTCAGCCATGTAAACTTCCATTGCGCCATTTTGTCCCTAGAGGACAATACAGACGGTGCCCAATGTAATGTACTTGCTTTCAATATTGTCTCGGTCTGCGGTAGTATCGCATATATGTTCATATGTCAATACATTATCCAAGTTGCCTCGTTTTGTTAAAATATTCATTGTATCACCTCTTTTTGGGGTTATCCCCTTTATTAAAATAAGTAATATGATTATAAAAAAACTTAGTATTTTAATCCCATATGGCATGGAATTTTTTACCTATTTCGTTGAATGCTTCTATGACATTTTTTTCACCTGCGAGTGATAATTCTTTTGCGCGAGCAAGGTACTTGCGTTGGAGTTCCTCGCTAGTTGCGGTAATTATTACATTGCTATCCTTTTCTTGTACAGGATGGCGCCAATTGATATTGAAGGAGTCCATGTAGTCCTTGTAATATTCATTATGGGCGTCCTGCCAATATTCGTCGCCGCTCTCCAATAGGTCCGCCATGCGACGAAGCCACTGTTGCCACTTTTCAGGCGTATCAAATTCTTCATAGAGCGGGTAGGCCTGGTTATGGTCGGCCAAGTAACGTAGCATCGGGACGGCGGTCCGCAAGAACCAATCATCCCAGTTCCAGACATCGGTATAAGTCCATCCGTAGCGGGCGCGCCGGTAGGCATCGTGGCAATTCTGCCATAGTTGCCGGAACCATCTCCAAGGGTGGGTTAGGTAGTAGAGTTTAGAGTAAGGGAAAGTCCATACGCTGTTTGTCATTTTAATTCTCCTTTGCGGCGGAGGCCGCCATATAATTTTTGGGACATTGATGGGTTGCAAATTTTGCATCCCCTCGCGCCGTAGGCGCGAAAAGCTCTATTAAAATTTTTTATTATTATTATCTATTATATCTATTATGGTAGGCGGAGTGCCACCTTTTAGAGGGTGAAGTGCCACCTTTCTTTTGCTATTTTGATTTTATGATTATGCGCTTGCGCCATATTTTTATCTTATATTGTTATCTTATATTTTTATTATTTATATATATTTATATTACTTTAGTAATTTTTTGACACCCTCGCCAAATTATTTGGCGCTGTGTCAGATTTTTTGATATCCGGTGTCAGATTTTTTGGCGTTCAGTGTCAGATTTTTTAGTGAATCAGATGTCAGAAAATTTGGCTGAATTTCGCCAAGTAATTTGACAGTTGTGTCAGATTTTTTAGTGAAAAATACGCCAAATTATTTGGCGGCGATAGTGGTTCTTGAAATTGGGAAAAATTCCAATTTATTTTCTGATACTTCAACAATATACCCCTTATCTATTAATTCTTTTCGCGCATTACGTGCGCCCTCATCACTTATTTTTAGTTCTTTAGCTAAATGCGCTGGAGAAAATTCATATTCTCCTTTTCCTTCCCATGACATAAGATAAAGCCATAGTTTAAAGGCGTTGCCATTTAGTACACGCATAGCTTCTTTTATAGGTTCCCATTTTAATGGCTGTAACCATGCTTCTTCTACTTCTTTACGATGGGTTATATCACTAAGATGACCCAACGTTATTTTCTTTTGGTTTGGGTATTTCATACTTATCAACTCCGTGTCAATTAGTGTAATAGTGTAAAATTATTTAGTGAGTTCTGCTACGGTTTTGCGCAATTCAGGTGTTTCTTCAAAATAGTATACTATAAGATTGGTATACTTTTTATTAGGCGCCATTTTGACTACATTAAAACCGCGTTTTTCGAGTTCACGAACAATTCGCCGTGAAAAAACAGGATATAGTGTCATTAGATTCACTCCCTAGTAATTGAATTTATTTTGTCAGTAAAATGCCTTAATCCTTCTTTGATTCCCAATGCTTTGGTGCCGCTAGGAATGCTCTTTCCGTTTATATAATTTTGAATACTTGCTGGTGAACAGTGGCATTCGCGCGCAAGCACTGTCATTGGGATGCCTAAATCAAGAAGCTGTTTTAGTTTTAGGATATCGTTCATTGTCCTCACCTCCAATATAATTGTAGTAAGATTAGAATCAAATTATGGCATTTTTTACGGTTATTAAAAAGTTTTTCTGGCATTTTAACTAATAAAAGGATAGACTTATCCTCTTGTCTATCCTATTATACCACAAATTTATTTACTTGTCAATCTTTAACTTATACAAACTCCAATCACGCGGATCGGCGAATGGGCGCAACGACATCTCAAAGGCAATCTCAGAACTTGTCTCCATAGTAATAGAATTTAACTCCGGGCGCGCCCACATACTTATTGTGGCCTTTTGCCCACCTGTTACGGACCGGGGCATGTTCAACAAAAACATGGTTGGCTCGTTGCTATCAAAGTCAATCATTGTAAGATCAATAACACGAGTGCCGCAAAACTCGCACTTGGACCCCTTAACAGGTAAGGGACCGCCGCAATTAGGACAATTAGTTCGTCTCATTCTCCCACTCCTTATGGCAATTCGGGCAGCGGCATCCAGTACGCGATATGTGTTCGTTCAAAGTACCCAACCTCAGGGTCAAATGTATACCACCCTGGCCGCACCTCATCACGGAACGTATAGTCATCAATACGATGAAGATTTGTAGTGAACTCCGTGACTTCAACCGTCATGCGGTCGTATGCCTTATTAACTACCAAATATCTGCCATCTTCCTTGGGCAAGCTCTCTTTAACACTAATCCACTCCATACTATTCCTCCAATTATCATTTTTACAATGCGAAAATCCCGCTATAACTACCATCATTGCTACTACAATACCTGCTATAAGCCATATACAGCGCCATCTTTCAAAGCAGTACGTAAACATAATAATGCCGAAGCCAATAGCAATTAGCGCGAGTACGATACAATCAAACCAACCTTCCGCCGTCACACAATGTCCTCCTGTTCTGCCTTCCATTGCATATACCTATCGCGTGCCGCTTTCTCCAACACACTCTGGTCTGTAAAGCGTTCCGAATACCTCATTACCATGTAAATATCATCCGGATTGATAGTGCTTACTACGCGCTCTTCGTTCTTATAATCATTATAGCGCACATGACTAATTTTCCCACTAGAGGGATGGTAATACAATGTCAAGTACTTATCAAATGGCTGATAAGTATCTAGCTCCATTTCCTGAATAGGGTTAGGGTCGCAGCAACAGGCTGGCGGATAGACTATCATTGCTCTTACAGCCTTCTCCGCCGCTTCTGGCGTACTAAAAATCCCTCTAATTGTATAATCAGAGTACTGACCCGTCGTCACTACATAAACTTTCATAGGCTTCGCGCTCCCGTTCAAAAAGTTCAATTGCGAATTTCTCCCAATTCGCAAACTCATAGCCGCAGAACTAGCAATACTAATGGTGCAAGTCCTTTACTTGAATGCGGCAATGGGCGCAATATAGTATTCCATTTCGTTCCTTAATTGTCGTAATCATTTCATATACTCCTACGCAACCTTTACTCCAAAACCTCTCCAAATGCCGTTGTCTGATATGCAAACCTACTGCCGCAATGTAAGCACTGACAACTATTTGTAATTACATTCCTATCCGGGTTCACATTGACCCCATCCTTAATAATAGGCGGATAATACATGCATGTTGAGGTACTAAACATAATGACATACTTGCTTTCGCCGCAATCCGGACACTTTACTATCTTCATACTTCCACCCATGGGCACCAATCTGGCTTCGGAAAGTCCGTCCACCACTTTGGCACCGTTTCCTCCTTTTTAGTAAACAATGGCTCAATAATCTGGCGCATTCCTGCCGCATTGCAGCACCTTAAGCCTACGTATGCCAAATTAATTGTATGTAAACATGGGCATAGGAGGCAAGATTGCGGCATTTCCCTATTCAATGCAATCATTCGTTTTCTTCCTCTTCTCTAAGTTTCTTGGCAGTTTTCGCGCAGAAGTCCAATATCATGTCACATGCTTCCTTGCTTGGGGCTTCCTCCAACCATCTAGTTCCTACTCCTTCAAACTCAAACTCTTGCTCATCGGGATTCCAAACTAGATGCGCAAGTGAGTAGCAACTCTCAAACGAGTACTCAAGCCGCCCAGTAAACCCATTCACCACAATGATTGGTTCCGAACGCTTCTCCCACTTCACAATCTCGTACATAATGCGCTTCGAGGGAGTACCAAACCATACGCAATCACGTACCTGCACTCCGTCCACCCTAGGTGTATATTCCTTAGTTCTATACTCCATACCAATGCTCCTTTCTTTTTATACTTATATTATAATATAAATTAGAAAAATGTCAAGAATTGGCAATCTACCAAATTTGCTGCGCCATCTCCTCCATTCCCTACTCAATTTGCTCGCGCATTTTCTCACTAATTGCAAGTTTCCCATGTGCAAAGCGGCTTAGTGTCGTATGTGACGTGCCGCAATAGATAGCTAACGTTCTCAATGGAACGTTGGGGCCATCTTCCGCGGTAAGTTCTAGTATCTTTTGTTCTAATGTCATATAACCACCTCGGAAATAATGTAGTATCATGGGATATAGATTTGGGAAAACAATACGTACATCGTGAACTGATAAAAAGAAGGAGAAAAGAAAATGAAATATGGCGCCTTCCAGACTAAGCAGCCTCCATTGGTATGGAGAGGGTGTCGGGCGCATTTGTTAAGTATAGCATTAGATTAGATGGATGTGCCAAAATTTCGGCTTTTGTCAAGTATTTGTCCAAAAAATCTCTTTTTCTTTTATTATATCATATAAATTGAAAAAAGTCAAGTATTTGACAAAGTTTAATGTTTGACTTCGCGCCTGCGGCGCGTATAATAAAATTTTAATCTCCACTCGGCGCTTCGCGCCTCGTTCCGATTAAAATTTTATTATATATATAGGAGAATCATTACAAATTAAAAGTAATAAAAAAATGTAGTATTTTTTTTACTACCTATATAGGGGGGAGGGGGGTAGTAAAAAATCTACTACATTTTTTTATTACAAAAAAATCTAATTAGAAAATGAAATTGTACCAGTTTCGGGATTACATTTTTACTTTTTTATGGCAGAAAAAAATACTTGACTTGAAAATGAAATTCTGCTATAATATAATGAGAGGTGAAAGGTATGACAACAGTTACAGACCTAGCGAATCAAAATTAGTTAGTTTTTCGCCGCGGCGTTTATAACATAATAGACTGCGGCACGCGCACTGGGAAAACATATTGGGCAGTTAACCATCTAAAGGAGTATACGCGCGATGATCAGCTTAATCGAGTGCTGTATTTGGTAGACACCAACTCTCTGAAGGACTAGATTCTGGAGTCCTACGGGGACACATGCGCCGATGCTGATATACTTTGGGAGGTGCCATCCTTATGGGGCGAAACCACCAATAAGATAGGGGTGATGTGCTATCAAGGGTTGGGCGCTAAGCTGCTCAAAGGCGGCACGGAGTTTCTGTAGAACATAGACGTAATATGTTGGGACGAGTGCGATTCAATCTTCGACTTCGCAGTTGCAGCTTTTCGGACCGCGCGCACTCGCGACTATAACAGGAAGGATAAGGAAATTTCAAATGCCGAAATCCTTTCTGTAATACAGACGTACTCCAGCACGAAAGAGTACATGCCGCTTATTCTATTGGGCAAGTGGGAAGAGATTGTAAACGAGGCACGCATCTTATGCATTGGGCTATCCGCTACGCCCGAGCGCGCAAAAGCCTATTATTCCAGCTTAATTAGCGCAAGTAATACTGGTAAGCTAGAAGCTGGATATCGGATCGCCGCAGACATTTACTTTACTAATGTGCTAACGCATGTGAAGAAGCTGCGGCCAGAGCCTGGCAAGGGCTATTGGTGTTACTCTCCTTTCATAGAGCCTAATTAGAGTATTTTGAATGTGGCGCGCCAACAGGGCTTTAATCCAATCGAGTTGCATTCTATTAACAATAATGACAAACCTATGAGTGAGGAATAGCAGCGCGTTTACGGCATTATCGTTTCTACTGGTATGGTGCCGCAGGAGTATGACTTTGTCATAGTCAATAAGGCGCTGGCGCGTGGCATCAATATTAAGGATCGGCGCTTTGACAACGTCATCATTGATTCCTATGACGCGGAGGATAGAATATAGGTGCCGCGGCAGACATTCTAGTACCAGCGCCATTTGAAGACCTTTTGCTCTGAGATACCAGAGGAATACATGAACCGCTGGCTTACTATTCCTGAATGCCGCCAGCTTGCGGAGCTATTGGCAGTTCCCAGCTTGGACAAGTCAAATAAGAATAATTCCAAGATAATGACATGGAATAGTTTAAAGGATTGTTTGCCTATGTTGGGGTATACGGTAGAGTAGAAGAAGAAGACCATCAAAGGTAAGCAGCAATAGATGTGCTATATTACTGGCGAGTGGCATGATGCGGAAATAAAGGACAATGACTTCCTTGCGCTCGTAGAAGCAAAAGAGGGATAAGCTGAAAGCTTATCCCATTTTATTATACCATATTTTTAATAAAAGTCAAATGTTTGACAGTGCGTACAAAAAAAGAAGGTTTGCGCCTTCTTTTATTAAGCCTTGGTGTAATAGGGCTTCTTGTCGCCTTCGTGCGAGGTTACAGTAAGTACACCCTTTTCAACCAGTCTGCGTGCGCTCTGGCCTACCTGCATCACAAGCACATTGTCAGGAAGCTTGTCTGCAAGAGCGGCGCGAATGTCGGTAGCGGTATACTCAGTGAAAGCAGGGAGGCCAGCAATCATAGCGTCCAGCTCATCTCTACGTGCCTGAGCTTCAGGGGAAGGACCCTTTACGGTCTTGGGCTTGCTGGCCCTTTCAGCTTCACGCATTGCAGCGGCAGCTTCCCAAGTCTGGTAATCGGCCACAGCGGTTTCATAGTCAAATGCGGCATGAGTCTTTGTGCCTTCCATAAGGGCCTTGCTTACACTAACCTTGGCGTAGCCGCCATCTTCAAGGGGCACAATCACAAAGTTGCTGTTCTTAACACGGCCCATAACGGCACCGTCAACACCCATAAGTACCTTGTTCAGTTCATTAATAGTCATAGTTTACTCCTTTTCCTGTGGTTTAGTATACGGCAGTCCACCCTGCACAAATTATCCTCTCAGAACATCTATATTATATCAGATTTTCCTCTAGAAGTCAAATATTAGGGAGGCTAATTTTAGTAACAACATGCACATTTTACTAAAACCGCCACCACAGCTTTTATCCATTGCTCTTGAACGGATTTCCTGTGGCCGATTATTGAAGTCAAGCTAAGCTCAATTTTTTAACGAGGCTACTGATCTCAGCTTATGCCAATTCCTCGACAAAGGAACTTATTGGGTGCATCCTCATTTCCTTTTGTATATATATTATAGCAGAAGTTTAGGAAAAAGTCAAATGTTTAACCTTTAATTTCTGGCACAGGAAACCAGAAGTAATAGCGCTGCTCGTCGTCTTGTGCTTCAGCTATGCAGCAAACTTCTTCAGCTTTTTGCATGCTGCGGCAGACACCATAGATTACATCGTTGCGCGGGTCCTCGTCCTGCGTGCGCCCAATTATCAGGTACATTATTTTCCAGCTCCTTTCATTCTTACAATTATATTATAGCAGATTTTCTGTAAAAGTCAAATGTTTGACTTTTTCAGCTTGTCGGCGCCTCGCGTAGAGGCTCCGACGAATTTCCAGCTTGTGACGGGTTCCAGCTTTCCAGCTTGCAAGCCGAATATTGCAGCTTGTCCGAAGCCGAAAATTGGTGAAGCCAATTTTTTTCCAGCTTCTCAGCTATGTCTATACTGACTTTCCAGCTTCCAGCTTATTTGAATTTCCAGCTTCCAGCTTGTCCAGCTTGTGGGCCAGCTTGCAGCTGGCCCAGCTTCCAGCTCGCGGCGGGGTACAAGATATAGTGGCCGCGCCCCAATATATAGGGGACAGTGATGAACATGTAACAGTGACGAGGACATAATAGTTACAAAAGTATAATAGTGAGTTAGTTATAACTAACCGCGCCGGCAGAAAAAGTCGCCGGCAAGCCTGCCGGCAGAAAAAGCGTGCCGGCAAATTATGCCGGCACGTTCCAGAACTCTGTTTTAAACTTGTCCAATAGGTCCAGTAACCGAATAAAAAATCCTTCTGTAAAGTTGTGACACTTGCCGGCGCGGCGGACCGCTGCCAGTGTTTCCTACGTAAAGGCCTGGAAGGCCTGAATGTATTGGATATCTTGCGGTGTTAAATGCATATTGTCAATCTCCTAACATATTGTAACTTTTTAAAATCTGTTCAACAGTGGGAATATCCCTATCACGACAAGTGATAGTAAAGCGGATAACTTCAACTGAGACGTTAGGGGTAATATCTGCGACACTGCAACCGACATTATCTACTACCAAATTCATTACATAGCGCCCAATCTGATTGCGGGGAACATAATAGCTACGAGTTACCATACATATCTCTCCTTTAATCATCATAGTTCTTGTACTTCGGCTTCTTAAATCTCTTGTCTGGAATAACCTTGGTCACTGGGTTTACGTTGCCCCAAGTTTTCCTTTCGGACTGGAATACTTCAGTCCAAGTTTTCGCTTTGGTTTTGGTCTTTTTCATGGTGTCCATCTCCTTTCAACATCTTGATTATACTATAAGTCAGGAAAGCTGTCAAGAGGTTTGGGAAAATTTTTTCAAGTTAGTTAAATCTAACCCTGCCGGCGCGCCCGATCATTGTGGGCGCTGGCCGCGAAAACGTTCGGGATTATCATGGATATAATCCAAAAGGGCCTGTATTACTTCTTCGGTCCTTAAATATTCGGGAGGCACTCTATCAAAATTCCACCAATCAAATGCCAGTTTGAATAACATTTGGTCACGTTCTTCTCGGCATTTATCAATGTTCGGACAAAACTTGCAAAGCGCTGTTTCTTTGATTTGGCACATATTAGTTCCTCCCAATAAAGAATGATTTTTCAAATGCTTTTGCTACTTTACGGTGTTCTTTGTTCTGAAGCCAATTGATAGCCCAATCTGTTGCTACCTTTTCACAAGGGAGTGCAAAATATTCTTCATATTCGGTTACTTTTGCATATTCGTCCATGTCCTGTGAGTCGAAAATTTCTTTAGTAAAGAAGTGGCCGATTTCATGTAAAACAGATAAAGTAACGTTTGCAAAACCTCTACCCATGGGACACCTTGCAACAAAGTCTTTTCTAAAGGCTTTATCGCCTTCTGAATTTTCCATCAAGTCTTTAGGTAAAGTCAAGTAGGGATAAGGATAGTCAAGGGTGATACTCCATTCTTCCCGAGTGCGTGCAATTACTGCTTTAGTGTTTGCAACGTAAGAAGCAAACTGACGAATTGCTTGAACCTGTGTCATGAACATCGCTCCTTTCCTTTCGACAAGAGTATTATAGTATACTTTGAAGGAAATGTCAAGCGGTTTTCAAAAATTTTTTCGCGCCGGCGGGAGTTAGCCTAAACTAACTCCCTTGGCATTAATCTAACAGTACTTCAAGATAACTGTAATCGCCCCATTTACCATAGTCAAAAATCCAATCAATGTAGTCATTCCAAGCCTGTTCTGCTGTGTCTTCTGTATAGAATCTATCCTCTAACCAGTAGTTGAACATTTTTTCTTCGGCACTGCGGTGTTCATTCATGTACTTGTAGCACATTTTAATCAAAGGTTCAAGAGAGGTATAAACATGGTCAGGTTCACCCTGATAGGATAAGACATACACGACTTTACTCATATTTGATATCCCCTTCCTTACATAGTCACTTCATGGGCAAGGACTGATTTTCATCGTCCTTGTCCTCTGCTTTGGCCTGTTCACGCTTTGCCTTGTCCTTGGCAATTTTCACTGCCTTGGCTTTGGCCTTTTCGGCCTTATCGGCCTTTTTTGCGTTATAGTCATCAATTTCCTTCTGCATCAATTCCTGTGCAGTCATGTCCTCACGTTCTTCTGCAACAATCGCCCCGATACGGATGTAACGCTCGTTTCCGTTTAAGTCCTTCATGATAAGGCCGAACTGACGATCATTTACCTTATCGAAACGAATTACCTTGTCTGCGGAAACATCCGCATTGTCAATGTCAAAATATTCGGGAAAAGCGAACTGAAATGCATCGAGACGAAGAGTAGCATCGACAACAGGCTTAGAAATTTTTGCCATAAGGGTATATCCTTTCTGGTTTGAAGTGTTTTCCTTCACTTGATGTATTGATTATAGCATGAATCGGGAAGCTTGTCAAGAAGAATTTTTATATTTCCTTAATTTTATAATAAATGCTATATCCACTATCTTGGATATTCCTCACAAGAGTCTGTGCCATCTCCATTGCTTTTACTCGTTCTGCAAAGCGGTCTGAACTGTTCCAAAGTCTGAGAATTTCACCATTCTTGCAAAGGATGAATGTAACATAGTAACGCATGAGGTATTTTCCTTTCTGGTTTTTAAGTGTTTTCCTTCACTTGATGGGTCTATTATAGCATGGGTCTGAAAGTTTGTCAAGAGGAAATTTTCATTTTTTTGAATTTCTTCCCTCAACTTTCATATATATTATACTCTAAAATTTAAAAATTGTCAAACAGTTAGACGCATCTAACCGCGCCGGCGCGCCGAAAATTTTTTTCAAAAAGTGCTTGACAGGATTTTAATAGTATGCTATACTCTACTCATGAAAGGGAGGAATGAAGTATGAAGACTAGTTATGAAGTTCGCGCTGAGAAGTTCCTGCATCAGTTCTATGACTATATCGCCAATTGTGATAGCTGGCATCAGTTTGAAAAGGCAGTGCGTCATTTTAACTATGACCATCAGCGTCATGTTGTGTTTACACATGCCTGACTCGTGTGTGCTTTATTACTTCTGACTATGTTATCAAATATGATTTTGGTTCTTATCGTAATGTGCATGACTTTGGTTCCTGTGCTGATGAAGTTAAGTTGTATGCTTTGGCAGAAAAAGAGGGTTTTGCTCATCTGTTAGCAAAACCCACCATGGTTGAATATATGGGCCATTCCTTCTGCATCATGCCTAGAATTCCTGGAATTGGTAAATATCAGTATGACGTTTATGAGTATTTGGTAGGCGATGAATGCGATTGGGTTATGGAACATATTTATGACGTACACAATCAGAATTATGGCTGGAAAGAAGGGCATCCCGTAATTATTGACTACGCTTGCAACGCCCACTCTTGACAAAGTGGGCCTAGCGTGCCGGCGGGCTCCCGAATGATGGGATTTCTCCCATCATTCGTTATCAAATACCGTGAATTCGTCTTCGCGCCAAAGGTATCCGCAAGTATGATCTACAAACTCAAAACCCTGTTCCCGTGCTTCCTGAATCAAGTCATTCATGCGCTCATGAAACTGGCGCTGTAATGCCTTTCGTGCTTGGACTGCCCGCAACTTTTTAATCAGTAATGTCACGTCATCGTAGGGCATCTTGTTAGCTTCATAAAGCATATTGGCGATAGTCATGTTAGTATCCATATTTCATTTCTCCTTTTATTAAATTCTGATGGAAGGGCCGCCCAAGGTCAGATTAAAAATCTGACAATGGGCCTACCCTTTTTGGCGTACATGGTGAAGACTTTCCACCGAAGCCAAAGGGCATGAGTAAAGGGAAGTTCACGTACTGTCTGTTCCTGAGCAACATTCTTGATGTACACTTTCATATTATCAATTCCTTTCTGGTTGATGATTACATTATATCATGTTTGCGGATTTTGTCAAGACATTTTGAAAAAATTTTGCTTTCAATTTCCACATCTTCAAATCCTGTATGACTTTCAATGAAATCATTGTCATTGCTGATATAGCGCCATAATACTTCGGCGGTAAGTCTAGGGCGAGGGGTTTTGGTATTGGTCATATAGCCATTTTCCTTACAGAACTGAATGTAATCAATATCATTGCTAAATACTTTACGTGCAACTTTTAAGCTGTCAATGACGTTCATTTTATAGGGAAGGAAATAACGCTTTGCTGATTTAGTCTGATAGCGCATAGTAGCATTTAATGTCTGAATATCAAAGTATGCATTATGTGCAACAATTGCCTGCACTTTGTATTCTTTGCAAATGTTCTGTACCATTTTCCACATCTGCCAAGTATTTACTACCTTGCGTTTCCCGCTGTTAATGTCTTTAATGTACTGCGGGATTTTTTCGCTGTAATACGCTTCTTTCATCTGATAGGGCATTCTGAAGAATACATCTTCATTTACTACGCTAAACCGCATCTTTTCCTGTCCATACTCATCAATGACCATTCCACCAAGGTCATAAACCTGACCATTTTTGACATCTAACTGGCCATCAATTTTGGGAGTGTTGCAAGTCTCACCATCAAGTACAAGGAAATTCATTTTTAAATACCTTTCTGGTTTGAGTTGTTTTCCTTCAACTTTCCTGTATATTATATCATACTTTTCGGCCTTGTCAAGAGGTTTCCGAAAAAAATTTTTGGCCGGCAGGGTTAGCCGAAGCTAACCCGCTCAACAGTCATCTGTATAACAACCTGCGTAGGGGTCAAAACCCATTTCTATATTATCGGGTTCTTCATAGCCGTAGTTTTCTTCGGCCCATTCAATCTCGTCCTGTGCGGAATTGTCCTCGGTTACCCAGTCAATCCTTTTCCATTCATCCCAACTGCCCCAGAACATGCCCCAATCATCGCAATCTTTCAAAGGGTCTTCAACGTGACAGATACACTTTTTATCACAATAAGGGCAATTACCGTAAGCGTTTACAGGGCAGTAAGTATACTCCCTGTCATAAGTTCCCATGATAGCATCCCTCATAATATCGCTCCTTTCAGTCGTGCACGTGCCTGCTTGCGCAATACCTTTTTCAGTCTGCGCCTTGCGGGAGTATGCTGATTTACAATATGTCTGCAACCTTTGTTTAAATCCCAAGCAGAGAGTTCATCATAACGCTTATACAGTGCTCGTTTCATTCATATCCCTCCTGACATTGTTAATTATAGTATAACTTGGAAAAAATGTCAATAGGTTTTTGAAAAAAATTTTTGCCGGCCCCGCGGGGCCTTATTTGTCAAGGTCTGCGAGGCGTTCCATTTTCTTATGTCTCCGCACGCACTCCGCGAAAATCTGCGCCTCAATTTTTACGTCTTCAAGGCCCGTATGCTTTTCTTCAAAGTCATTATCTTTCTGAAGGAAGCGCCATAAAATTTCCGCTGTTTTGCGCACCTGTGGAATTTTATGCTTGGTCATATATCCATTGACTTCACAAAACTGTTTATATGACGACAGTTTACAAATTGTATCGTTAGCCATCTTCATTGTGTCCCAAATGGGGATACCATAAGGGAAGAAGTACCGCCGAACGCTTTTAGTTTGATAACGCAGTGTTGCATTTAATACTGCAACGTCAAAGCGCGCATTGTGCGCAATGAAGGCTTTAATGTCGTACTTCTCGACCATTTTCCTGACAATCCTGTATAAATCCCAAGTGTTAACCATTTGATGGGAACCGTTGCGCAGTCCTTCCAAGTACTGCGGGATTTTGTCAGCAAAGAATGATTCTTGCATAGCTTCGGGAAGATCAAAGAATACATCTTCATTGACGTATGAATGTTCCTCATAAACATTCCCTTCATTGTCTACAATCTGAAAACCAAAGTCATAAACCTGGCCCGCGCTGGTATCAAGCTGCCCATCAATTTTGGGAGTGTTGCAAGTTTCCGTATCAAATACCATGTACAAATCTTTCATAATCAAATTGCTCCTTTCAACGTGGACCATTATAGCATAGAATGAAGAGAAAGTCAAGGCCGAATTATTCGGCCTTTTTCTTTTTCTTGCTTTCCTTTTCCTTTTCCTTCATGGCCTGTTTTTCGGCCTTTTCCTGTGCCTTGTCTTCGCACTCCATCTGGTATTCTTCCGCAAGAGCATACCCATCATAAGGGATATAACCGCCCTTGCCATCACGAGTCCCACGAGGGGTAGAAACCTTTACCACAATCCATTTTTCGTTGCCCTCCGCGTCAACACAAGGGAGAGCAAGTTCGTTGGCGCTAACAGGCAACACATCGGTGTCATATTTTTCGGAAAGAAGTTTCTGAAGGGTGTCGAGGTAGTCGTTGCGCAACATGGTTTCAAGCTGAGACTTATTCATAAAATCAATCCTTTCCTTAAGTTCAACTAATTGTATCATGTTTTTAAGAAGTTGTCAAGAGGAATTTTTTTCTGTTCCTCAACTTCTTGAGTCTATTATAGCATAATTTTGGAAATTGTCAAGCATTTTTTTTTAAAAATTTTTGAAGTTAGACTTGCCTAACCGCGGGCCGGCAGAGTTAGTTGTGGCTAACTCCGCGCATAAAAAGGCGCCCCGAAGGGCGCAAGAGGTTGAAATTAAGCCCGAGTGTAGGTGTTAACCTTGCCCTCATGCTTTACGACATCTTTGTTCCAGTAGTGTCCCAGCGCATACTGTACCTTGGCCTTAGTGAAACCAGCGGGCAGAGAGTCTTTTACAGCTTCATAGATCTCAGCGACAGTAGCAGGATATTCGACATCCAGCACGCCATAAACCGCATCCCAAGCGGTCTCATACAGCTCCCGATTTGCCTGAGCTTTTTCAGCTCCCCTGTTCAGCTCAGCGGTCAGCTCATTGCGTACAGTTTCAGCTTCGGGAGAATCCATGGTGGAGATGAGGGACAGGATAGCATTCATAGTAGACTTTTTCATAGAGGTATCTTCCTTTCTGGTTTAGCTGAGTTTTCCTTCTCATTCGTTCGTTCCCTTGGGAACATCTGTATTATATCAGGTTTTGGAAAGTCTGTCAAGAGTTTTTTTAAACTTTTTTTCAAAGTTTTTTTATTGGGACTCTTGTTCCCTCCTGACAGTATCTATTATACTCAATTTTCACTGAATGTCAACTACTTGGAAAAAATTTTTTTTAATTACTTAGTTATAACTAACTCCCGCCGGCAGAAATATGCCGGCGGGCGGTTAGCTTAGTCAAACATGCTAAGCTGCACACCGCCGAAAGCCTGCAATACGGCGTCTCTTACCTGTTTCTGCGCATCCTCGTTCCAACTGTAATACAGTGCATCATCGAATCCAGAAACATAACCTTCAATTGCAATATCTACTACTTCTTCAAGAGGGACATGCCACTTTTCCATTCTATATTTACAATCATCAACAATTTCATCTACATTCACTGATAATTCATGCCAAGACTGCCATTCTACATCCAGAATTTTACTCATAATTTTTACCCCTTTCATAATGGGCGTGACTTTTTCCGTAACAGGGAAAGCCACGCAGAAACCTGGCCACTCCATTTCCTGGGACTACAGAAACTTCATGGCAACCTTTAACATCTCACCTTCCTAAGTCCGTCCCCGTTCCTTGGAACAATTGTATTATAGTATAGTTTTGAAATTTTGTCAATAGTTTGGAGAAAAAAATTTTTAGTTAGTCACGCCTAACATCGCCGGCGGAGTTAGTTGAGACTAACTCGCCTTGAAAATAAAACCGCCCGAAGGCGGTTGGTGGAAATGGTGGGAGTCGCACCCACTTGGCGCCTTGCGCTTACCCACGAGGGGCCTGACAATTATCTGATCGTCCTCATTCCCGTATAAAGGGCTTGTGTTGTTTAGCCACACTGAAAGCCCTTCAGAAACTCTCGTGGTTCTTGGCTATACGGAGCGCTTACGCATCAATTAAGGCGAGTCAGTTTTCGCCACCAAGAAGGAAAGGCTTATGCCTTGCGGTAGGTATTAGGCTTGCCCTCAATCTTTACAATCTCATCCTGCCACAGATGAGTCAGAGCATACTGAACCTTGCCCTTGGTGATACCCTCAGGGAGGTTGTCCTTGATGGCCTCGTAGATCTCGCCACAAGTTGCGGGAGAGGTGGCGAGGTTGTCAATCAGAATGTCGTGGAAGGACTCGTAGACCTCAGAATTCTTAGCCTTGACATCAGCGCCTTTGTTGATTTCCTTGTCCAGCTCGGCAAGGACTTCGGCATTGTCATAACCCAGTTTGGTAAGAGCGGTGCGGATAGCTTCAAAAGTAGACTTCTTCATAATTTAGTGTCCTTTCTGGTTTGTTAGGGTTTTCCTTCCCTTGATTACGTGCTTATTATAGCATAGTTTTGGAAGTCTGTCAAGAGTTTTTTCAAACTTTTTTTTCAGTTTGGAATTTTCTTGACCTCGTCCCTTGGAACATGTTTATTATAGTATATTTTTGAAAAGTTGTCAAGCATTTTATAAAAAAATTTTTTCGGGTTAGTTAGTCATAACTAACCCTGCCGGCGGATCGCCTTGCCGGCGCGGTTAGCGCCGACTAACCAACTTTAATCATCTTCTTTCTCATTCTGCCTTGCCCATTCAAGATACTGTTTACTCATAGTTTCAATCTTGTCTGCAGTAAAACCATTGTTAATATTATACCAAGTAGAAACATAAAAAGGGATACCGTGGCGAGTTGCCCAGTTTGCAACCGTATTAACGAAAGAGGTAATCAGGCAACGAAACCAAACATATTTCCATAATCCGCGGAAATGGTTACCATAAAACATTTTAATTCATCCTTTCTGTTCTTCTTGAGAACAATACCATTTTAGCTGATTTTATAGAAGTTGTCAAGAGATTTTTTTAACTGCTCACTAATCCATTCATTAGCCCAGATTAAACGAATGAAAAATTCGGTATCATTATCGCAGTTAGCAATAATATCGCTAAGTTTCTTAATCATTTCAACGTGTTTTTCTTTTTGCTGTGGCGTACACATTTTATATTCATCCTTTCCTTAAAACGAATCATAGCCTTCAGAGTGAAATGCGGAACAAATAATCTGCAACATGAGAGGATTCTTTTTATAAAGCTCCTTAATCTGCTGTTTATCTTTTTGGTCTAACTTCGTTCCATCCATCCCTCTTACATACTTAGCAACAGTATTAATAATTTCATTTTCTGACCATTCGTCCATTTCATACCAATTAGTAATCATTTTCAATCCATCCTTTCTGTTCCCTTTGGGACAGTTGTATTATAGCACCAGTCTGTTTACTTGTCAACCCTTTTTTCAACAAAAGTTTTCAAATTATTTCTTTTCCAAAAGGGATCAAACATTTCATCATACACCGACTGCAGATGCTGACTCATCTGGCTATTCGGGTATTCTTTCATCATGCTTTTGAACCAGTCTTTGATTTCCTGCTCTGTATAGGTTTTTTCCATTTTATTTACTCCCTTTCTGTTCCTCTTGGGAACAATGCTATTATAACCGATCTTGTAGAAGTTGTCAAGAGTTTTTTTAATCTCTCGCTTTTTTCTTTTCTTCCTTCTGAATACGCTCTGCCATACGGCGCCATAATTCGCCAATAATACGGGATGTTACTTCTTTGGGAACATGAGTAGTATTTGCGGGAATAGTTCCTTCGAGTTCATAGTATACTTCTTCAAGCGCATCCAAATCAGCAACGGTAAATTTAACTTTCATGTTTACACAACCTTTCTTTCTCTTCGTGACAATGGTATTATAATCGATTTTCAAACAAATGTCAAGAGTTTTTTCAAAAAAAATTTGCCGGCGCAGTTAGACACAACTAACTCATAGCCATAAAAAAGGCTCGCTAGGCGAGCCTTAGAGATTAGACCTTGCGAGAGTACCGATTGACCTTGCCCTCAGTCTTGACAAGTTCGTCCTTCCACAGGCGAGTAATGGCGTACTGCAACATGCCCTTGGTGAAGCCCTCAGGGAGTTCAGATTCAACCGCTTCATAAATCTCACCGATGGTAGCGGAAGCGCCTTCAATAGCGGACATCACGATTGCTTTTGCTTCGGAGTACAGAGTGTCCTTGGCCTGCTTTACTTCGGCCTTACGGTTAATTTCCTTCTCAAACTCAGCGAGAATCTCGGCGTCTTCAAATCCGTTAGCGGTCAGGAAAGCGTACACAGTTTCGTAAGAAGAAGTTTTCATAGGGCAATTCCTTTCTGGTTTGTGGGGTTTTCCTTCCCCTGTTTACATTAAGTATTATACATGATGTTTTGTGATTTGTCAAGAGTTTTTTGAAAATTTTTTTAATTTGTTTGCTCGTCCATAAACAAACAAGTCACCATCATGAGCACGATACCGACAGCGGACAACCACAGGAAGGGCGGGATGAACATGCCCCACAGAATACCCCACATGGTTAATGCACAGCTCAGGAATTTCACAGCTTGCACCTCCTCTTGATTACGTGAGTATTATAGCATAATTTCCTCAGCTTGTCAAGCATTTTTTTCGTCCCAGTGACTGAAAGACTACTCTACCTCTCCAAGGAGTTACCCTCGTCTACTTGGGGTCGCCACACCTCAATCACTGGTTCTTGTGAGGGAGGCGCTATTCCCCTCACCTGACATTGAGTATTATAAGGGATAATGGATTTTTTGTCAAGTACTTTTTTGAAAAAAGATTGTTAAATTTCTGTCAATCTCGCGCCGGCAGACGTGCCGGCATGCGGGCATGTACAATCTGGTAAGATAGGGGAATGTTTCCCCCTATCTACTACATGTCCCTGTCCCAAGCATAGTCTACCACACATACTTTTCCGTGGCGGTATCCTACGTTGCCCTCATGTAAGTCGCAAACATTTTCATCAAGCCAGTCCGCTTCTTCTTCGGTGCAATAGTTATACCATTCACGCTCCCAGTTATCAATACCATTGATGCGGGGCATGATGGAAATAACCTGATTGTTAATCTTGATAATGGTGGGTTTTGCCAGAAGGTGGGCCATTCCTGCCTTTACTGCCCTTTCATACACTGCGCTTTCACTCATGTTGTTTCCTGCGCGCCCATCTTCGAAGTCTTCTTCGGGGTACATGTTGAACTTGATAACATAGTCAGCGCGGATGATAGCAATACGGGACACACCATGAGCATACTTGATCTTGCGGGAGTGCGTGAGATTGTAGTTATAAATCACGTTTTCAAAATCATACAGGTCAATGCAGTCTTCAAACATGTTGGCAAGTACATGTGCGAACTTGATGGCGCGTGCTTCGTAACTGGACTTCATAGCGGTGGCCTCCTTCATTTGATAGGTACATTATAATGCCTTTGTCGTCTTTTGTCAAGCACTTTTTTTATATTTTTTCTGTGGTAAAATGAAATTGGCGGGGCGCCGGCAGGCCGCCGGCAAGGACGGAGGGAGGCCCCTCAATCCGCCTCCCCTTCCTGTCCGAACTGGGCCAGAAGATACTTGAGGTTGTAGGTCATGTCGTGCATCTTGATGTTGGCGTAGTGCTCATCAAGATTAGAGTAGTCGGGATAAACTTTATCTGCAAGTTCATGGATGACTTTGATAGCGTCCTTAAGGGTAGCAATTTCCTTTTCAGTCATGGTGTAGTTCGTCATCTTGATAACTTCCTTTCTTTGGTTGATGACTAGAGTATAGCATGTTTTCACATGGTTGTCAAGCACTTTTTTAAAAAATTTTTGCCGGCGCGGGGCCGAAGCCGCGGAGATTACTCCGCGACTTCATGGTTAATCCAACCAGTAAAGCCGCTATCAGCAAGCGCCTTGGCTGCCTTTTCCTTGGTAGTGTAAATGCCCCACAGAAGTGCTTCTTCGCTGAGTTTAAGGTTGTAATACCAGACCAGATAAACGTCTACCATAATGGTGACCTCCTTCAGTTGATGGTTAGATTATACACTAGTATGCTTATCTTGTCAAGGGGTTTTTAAAAAAATTTTTTGCGCCGGCGGAGTTAGAGGAAACTAACTCTTGTATAAAAAAAGAACTCGCCGAAGCGAGTTCCTTTTTGAAATTAGGCCTTGAGGGCGTAGGTGCTAACCTTTCCCTCAGTCTTTGCGACATCTGCGGCCCACAGCCGAGTCAGACCATAGACGATCTTGCCCTTTGAAAGGCCAGTCTCATCGGCGATCTCCTGCGCAGAAACAGGAAGGGTAGCAGAGCGGAGGACTTCCATGACCTGCTCACGCATTTCATCATATTCCTTCCGAGTTGCATCAACCTTGGTCTGTCCCTTTGCAAGTTCTGCGGTCAGTTCTGCGAGGACTTCCTGCATGGACTCATCGCCCTTTTCGGTCAGGTAGGAAACGAGAGACTGAAGAGTGGACTTTTTCATAGGGGTTGCCTTTCTGGTTTGATGAGGTTTTCCTTCCTCTGTTGTGTATTCATTATAGTACTTTTGTACTAGAATGTCAAGAGGTTTTTGAAATTTTTTTTGGGAGTCGCCCAAAGGGTAAGACACTTGCGGTGTAATTGGGGGATCATTCCCTTACCCTTTGCACTTCCAGAGGTGATCCTTTGTCCCTCTGACAAGTATGATTATACTCCTTTTCGGGTTTTTGTCAAGCGCTTTTTTCAAAAAAAGTTTGTTAAATTTTTAACAATCCGCCGGCAAGGGGTGGGTTATCGGGTCCAGAACTGGTCATCTAGCGGAATTTTCTGGACATAATATGATTCCTTATTACCCAAAGCATTGATAACAATGTATCGCGTACCTATACAATCTTCTTCAATATCCTGAATCAGACTATTAAAGGCAAGCGCCCATACAGTATTGGTAGCAGATACTGCATCAGTATAAGCACCAAAGATTGTTATTCCTTCTTCATCTTCAATTGTGACAACATAAACATACTTTTCCATATACTTTTCTCCTTCTTAATTAGGTAGAGCGAACTTGGAAGGCAACGCTTGCGGCGACGTTGGGAGGAAACTCTGCCTACCGTTCCAAGTTCTATCAGAAGGAGCCCTTTCCCTTCTGACAGTTACTATTATAATCCATTTTAGGAAAATGTCAAGCACTTTTTAAAAAAATTTTTGTTCAACGATTCAGAATGAAATTAGGTTATGGGATATATAAAACAAAATTGTTTAGGAAAAATTTGCCGGCGACCAGATTTGACATTGTCGTATCTGGTCAATTAAAGCCAGGAATTATACTATCTGTTTCATGCTTATCATCATATTTATTTGCTAATTCTTTTACAGTAAAGCGAGTATGATCGGACATAAGAATATAACCGCCTTGAATTTTCTCTACTGTCCAATGCCGTTTTGCGCTATCGTTATCTAATACCCACAGTGCCTTTGCCAAATCTTCAACCCTCATACTTCAATGCTCCTTTCTTTGATTGCAAGGGGCTTGTCAAGCCCCTTTTGCTAACCGCTTCAAGACATTGATAATTTCCATCGGTTCGTATGCCATGCCATTTTCCCACGCTTCACGATTCTGCGCTTCATCATCAAACAGAATGCCTTCACCGCCACAACGCTGAAATTTATTTGTACCGTAATAATCAATATAAATGTGATTCCAATTTACAGAGGGGAGATGATTCTGAAGCCAATAGAACTTAGCGCAACCAGTCATTTTCAAAAATTCTTCTGTGCTATTCTTTGCTCCCCAACTTACAATTCCGATTTCCCATCCTGCACGCTGTACCTGATTCAGTAAACGAGCAAGCAGAGAGAAGTTAAGCATAGGCTTTGCTTCGCTATACGGCCTTGTATTTTCTGCTCTAATATCTTCAAGCCATCCATCCACTGCATAAAGGTTTGCAATCGTGCCATCCATGTCAAACCAAATCTGTTTCATCATTGCTATCCTTCCTTTCTATGGCTAGATTATACGACATTTTCATTTCTTTGTCAAGTACTTTTTAAAATAAATTTTTATATCGTATCATTAGTTTAGCACAGTTCTCGCGCCAATTCAAGGCCCCGCCGGCGGGCGGAGGGTAGGGCGATTACTCGCCCTCCTCATCCTCGCCCATCAAGCTATCATAGCAAGTCGGGCACAAACCGCTAATTAACATTTCCCGTACCTGCGGTTTCAAGTAGGGGAAAACAGTCTGTGCTAAAGCGCCTGCACGCCAAGCACGATAATCAATAGTCTTAACATACACGTTTGCGGTTGCTCCGCACAGCGGGCACTGGCACTCGATACCCATGTAGAATTTATTCATTACAATCGCTCCTTTCAACATCATCATTATACGACTTAGTGGAATGTTTGTCAAGTACTTTTTTAAAAAGTTTTGTAATTTTATTTTCCCAGACTTTCATATCCTTATGATGTTTAGTCAGATACTGTCCCGCCCAATTAGTAGCGAGGCATTCATTATACAGTTGATAATATTTGGTCAATGCTAGTTCGCGGTTGCTCATAGCATTTATTTCATTTCTTTCTTCTATATCATTAACTGTATCCAGCGCCGTTTCTAAGTGTCCCAGTTCATGCATGAATGATAATGTAAACAGATTGAAGTCAGCACAAGCGGGAAAACGCTTTATAAAATCATTACGGAAGGAAAGAGCAGTATTATCACATACCATTACAGTATAGATAATAATTTCATCATTAATGGCCTCAAAAGCGGGGCCAAGTGTACAAGAATATTCTTCATCAAACTTGCGTACAAAAGCATTCAGCGCTTTTGTCACTGGGGCAAAATCTCGTTTTATGCCCATGCTATCAGCTCCTTTCACTATTAATTATATCATAATTTTGGAGCTTGTCAAGCCTTCAGCTTGCCAGCTTGTGCTATGACATCGCGCCTTTGCCGCCTTATCTCAGCTTTCTCCCTATCAGCGCGTGCCCAGTCGTCCGACATGTCCGCGCAGAACTCATTCCCGTCCAGTACCTCCATGGCGTGCTCATAGTCAGCAACAGTATTTATTACCCAAGTCCGTCCAAACTTTACAATCTCCATACTTAGCACCTCTCTTTCATGTACACATTATAGCGTATTACAGCCAGCTTGTCAAGGGGTTTTTCGCCCCAGCGAAAAATTTTTTGCCGGCAAGCCCAGCTCGCCGGCGCGTTTTCCAGCCCCAGCTTGCCGGCATAGAAAAGGATCGGCCGGGGCCGATCCGGCAGGGCCTCAGGCCAGCCCTGCCAGTACCTTCTCGTTGGTCAGCTCCGCACCGTCCAGCTTGATCTGAATCTCTTCACCGTCTACCCGGATATCACCGCATACCCAGAAGGGGACACTATCCTTTACCCAGGTTTCTCCGGTCCAGCGTTCTGTCAGCTCCCGTTCGAAGTTCTCACCCTTGTTGTACTTGGTGTCCTTGGTCAGCAGCTCTTCAGCTCCCAGCAGCTCCGCCACTTCACTCAGCTTAGCACGGTCCGCGGCGGTCAGGCGAATACGGATTTTTGCATATCCGCCCCTCTTAGAGCTTGCATGGTCCAGCTTGAAATACTTACTGATTCCCTCAAAGCTCAGCTTGACGGCATACAGCTTGTGCTGGAAGATAAAGCCCAGAGCATACTTGTGAGCCCCCGATACCTTGTTGTAAAGTTCCTGCATCATTTCCTTGGTCATGTTCGTGACTTCCTTTCCTTCATTTGATGAGTCAAGTATACACCCGGGGCGCTAATGTGTCAACCCACTTATCCACAATTTTATCCACAAAATTATCCACAGAGTTATCCACAGGCGCCGGCGATCGGCCCAGGTAGTTAGGCATAACTAACCAGCGCCGGCGGAGTTAGGTTCAGCTGACTAAAGTTAGTTACAACTAACTACAGTTAGATTCAGCTCACTTTAGTTAGTTACAGCTAACCGGAGTTAGTCTCAGCTAACTCCAGTTAGTCCCAGCTAACTTTAGTTAGTTATATCTAACTTCAGTTAGACGCAGCTAACTTTAGTTAGTCTTGACTAACTAGCGTTAGTCCCAGCTAACTTCTGTTAGTCTCAGCTAACTAAAGTTAGGCTTGTCTAACTTTAGTTAGACACCACTAACTACAGTTAGTCACGGCTAACTCTAGTTAGTTATACCTAACCAATAGTGACTTAGTCATAACTAACTCGTGTTAGACATGACTAACTATAGTTAGTCACAACTAACTGTAGTTAGGTACAACTAACGTTAGTTAGTCATAACTAACTCTAGTTAGTGCCAACTAACTAATAGTGACTTAGTCATAACTAACTCTAGTTAGTTGCAACTAACTATAATTAGCTATAACTAACTAATATTGAGTTAGTCATAACTAACTCGTCTTTGACTTTGACTTTCTTTGACTTTTCGGATCGGTTCGGATAAGGCACCTGAGTTAGGCATGACTAACTATAGTTAGACATAACTAACTCGCGCCTGATTTTGACTTTCTTTGACTTTGACTTTCTTTGACTTTACGGACCGGATCGGGACCGGTGGATGAGGCAGTTAGTTACAACTAACTATTATTGAGTTAGTCATAACTAACTCTAGTTAGTTTTATCTAACTAAAGTTAGTCGTGTCTAATTTTAGTTAGTTAGTCATAACTAACCGATGGTCCACCTCCCCCTCCCCTCTCCGGCCTGTCAATTATATTATAGTCATTTATTTATATTTGTCAAGGGGTTTTTGAAAAAAATTTTTTTTATTTTTTTTTAAAAAAAGTACTTGACAAAAAGGTTATTATGCATTATACTATAGACAGTTCCTGAGGGAACAGATTAAAAGAAAGAAGGCAACGAATTATGAAGTACGAGATTTACACCAACTATGAAGGAATGAAACCCACTGACTTAGAAGTAACTTTTGAGACACTTAGCGAAGTGATTGCATGGTGCGAAGCTTTTGATGAGACTGCAACGGATGAGGAATCATACATTGTTTATGAAAGCGGAAAAGTTATCATGATGGATTGAAAAAAGGCCGGAAGGCCTTTTTTCTTATAGTTGCTAGTTAGTTAGTCATAACTAACTACTGGGCGGTTTCCTCCCTCCTCTCTCCGGTTCCGTCATGTATATTATACTCATCTGATACAAGTTGTCAAGAGTTTTTTTAAAAAAATTTTTTAAAAATTTTCGCTTGACATTTTCGCGCGCCTATGCTATCATATAGATACTTCAAAGAAAGGACTGAAGTATTATGAAACTTTTTAGCAAGAAACACAAGGATGCAGAACTTTACAAAATTGCCTTTTGTGACACTCCCGATATTTCAACTAAGTTTGGTGAATGGAATGGAACGTTTGATACATACTCATCTGCAGATCATTGTATTAGAATGGGATGGGGAAAAGCTATACAAGCAAAAACAGAAAATGCATATGAGATTGATGATAGCTGGCTTGTGATTGAAAAAGTCACTTGACAAATACAGAAAAAAGCATTATCATATAGTTGTGGACGAAAAGCCCAAAAGAAAGGGGAAAGAAAAAAATGACTTGGAAAGAATTAACCGACGAACAAAAACGTGATTGTTATGAGTCTTATGTGAGTGATATCATTTATGAGCATGGAGATTATGCACATTATCTTTCCTTTGAAGAATGGTGCAAAGAGTCGGAAATGTTTGGTTGGCCATTGTGTGACTCAATTTAAACTATAATGAAAACGGCACTATTAAAGGGCGTAAAGCCCTTTTTTATATCTCTGTTAACGGATCGCCATGTATACCATGCCGGCATGCCGGAAAAAAGTTATAACGTTATAACAATTGATGAAAGAAAAAATTTTTGAAAAAAGTTAAAAAAAGTGCTTGACAAAAACATCAAAATGCATTATACTTCAATCATCAACTAAAGGAAAGGGGTTTACACCATGACTAACCGTTTTAGCTACACTCTCTCAGAAAATGAGATTGCTATCCTTCAGAAGGCCATTGAAGTTATTCATTCTCTCGCTGACAAAGCATATCCTGACACTTCCATACTTGATGATTATTACGCTAACACTAAACTGCATGACATGACTTACAATCTGGAGTATCTCATCAAGGAATATGGAAAGCAGTAACAGATATGGAAGGGAAAGGAAACAATCCTTTCCCTTCCATGCCGGAAAAAAGTTTTTTAAAAAAATAAAAAAAGTGCTTGACAAAATTTATAGCCGGCTGTATAATATAGACAGTTCCTGAGGGAACATTAAAAGAAAGGAAGTATGAAAAATGTTTACAATCGGTTTACAGACTTGGGAAGGATTCGATGCTTGGGAGACCGCTGAGACACTTGAAAAGGCCATTGCAATTGCTGAAAAGCTTTACAAAGAAGAAGACGGGGACAAGTTCACAAGTGAAGAAAGTATTGAAGTATGGTGCAAGAGTGAAAGAGTATATACCGCTTGCGGAGAGTAACTAAATCGGATAAAGAAAGCATGAACAAAAGTTCATGCTTTTTCTTTTGCATAATAGTTATAAAAGTATCATCATTATATTTCAATAGGTGTCAATGCTGATCCGGCACTCTTGCGAAAAAAACCTATTGACAGTTTGAAAAGACTTTGCTATAATATGCATGGTGGAAAAGGCCCACCGGTTAGCTAAAACTAACTAGTTCGCCGGCAAGCGGTTAGTTATGGCTATATACATATGTGAGAAAAAAGATTTTTAAAAAAAGTGCTTGACACGCTCAGAAAACTATGCTATACTCTAACCGTCAAAAGGACAAGGAAAAGTCCTAAAAAACCAGAAAGGTAATTGTTATGAAAAAGATTAGTTATTCCGAACTTGCTATCTTGCTTGGTTTTAAGAAAATGCATATGCTTGAAAAGCTGGCATGCAATCACTATATTGAAGAAAAAGAATATAGCGTAAATGTTATTTCTAAAATGAAAGTACCTGTTTATGTCCTTCTGATTGTTCCTATCTGCATTCTTAATGTGTTTGCTCTTGCATGGGACGGCGGCTTAAAAAACTTCAGTATCGAACCGCGTACTTATAGAACTATGGATGTTTGGAAGGACACGGAAAGATATAAAAAATTTCTTGAAAAAAATGCTTGACAATGCCGGAGAAACATGATACAATACAGACAGTTCCTGAGGGAACGAATTAAAAGAAAGAAGGATTTGAAAATGACTACTGAAGTAAAAATGGTAATGGGTTTGGTTGATGAGATGAAAGAAGAAGAAAAGAAAACTGTACATGTTCCTCATTACTTCAAACGCGGTGGAAAAATGGTACGCCGTTCCTATGATGATACTGTTTATACTGACCGCTACAAGGAATTGTTCTTCGGTTCTGCTATCCGGTCTCAGAAAGTATTCTGCTGTGCTGAGTGCAAGGAAAAGGTTGATTATTTCTCCTTGGAATCATGGTGCTGTGACTTTGAACATGGAAAGTACTTGTGTGCTGATTGCTATGAATCGGACATGGGTGAGGATTTATAAGGAAAGGAAATAATCCTTTCCTTCCTGCCAAAAGGCCGGACAAGAACAAGAGAAAAGGCATGGAAATTGATTCCATGCCTTTTCTGTTATACTCTATTGTTATAATGTTATAACGTTTTCCCGGATCGCCATTTTTAAAAATTTTACTTGACAAGTTGCGAATACTTTGCTATAATGTGCATGGTGGAAAAGGCGCGCCAGTTAGGCGCGCCTAACTATTATAAACTCGTCATTGCCAAAATAGTTATATATACATATATAACTATTTTATCTCTATGGCAACTTATCGTTTTTCCGTTCCGTTGACTTTGAAAAAAGTGCTTGACACAATGATAATTATATGCTACTATATACACAATGGGAGAGAACTATGAGTTAGTTAGTCATAACTAACTGGTATGTACCGGAATATGTATAACGTCATAATGATTATATACTTATACATATCTGAATAGTTATGTATATGTATATATCTTTCTGAATAGTTATATATATGTATATAAATGGTGGCGGATTCTTCCCGAAAACTTTTTACATTTTTTCTAAAAAAAGTGCTTGACATTTCTGCCGGCATGAGTATAATAGTAACTGTCAGATGGAACTGACAAACATTAAGAAAGAAGGATTGCAATATGACACTTGAAACTATGCTGACTCTTTACAATCTCCTTAGTGCTTCCCATCTTTACATACTTGGGTTTGCAGTAAAAGGTATTCTGTATTACGTAACGCTCACCTTTGAAGAATTAAAGCAGTATACAAGTCTTGACCATGCATCAAGCAAGCGCGGAGGATTTGCAAAGGTTCGCATTAAGTTGAACAAAGCTCAGAAAGCAGAACTGTTAAAGCTGGCTACAATGTGCGGACACGAACAAGACTTGAAAGCAGATAGCACTTATAACAAAGGTGATAACTTTGAACGAATCATAGTTGAACGGTTTACACAAGGGACATGGAAAAAGAATAGTGAACCGTTTAACGTCACTGGAGACATACAGATAAACGGAGAAAACGTACAAATCAAGTTTGATAACTGCGAGATAACAAATGAGAAATTCCTGCAGAAACTTGCAAGAGCATAGCCCAAAAGGCTATGCCTTTTCTTTTGTCCTGTATAATAGTTATACTTTTATCTCTGTCTCTCCGGAACGGCATAGACAAGTTTAACGTTAAACCGCATTAGTGATATAGTCATAACTAACCGCTATAGTGTAACGTTAAACTAGAATAGTGATATAGTTATAACTAACTTGTGGTTTAACGTTAAACTATAATAGTGATATAGTCATAACTAACTTGTGCGCTACAGTGATACTTTAATAATAGTGATATAGTCATAACTAACCCGTGCACTACCATTATAATGACATAATAGTTAGTTAGTCATAACTAACTCGTTACTTACGCCGTTCCGGTAAAGCTGAAAACTTTTTTTAAAAAATTGAAAAAAGTGCTTGACAAGAATAACACTTGGTATTATAATATAGACAGTTCCTGAGGGAACAATAAATAGAAAGAGGGACAAGAAAATGTTTGAGATTGGATTCAACACTTGGGAAGAATTTGACACCATGGAGACCGCTGATACCTTAGAGAAGGCCATTGAGATTGCTGAGAGACTTTACAAAGAGATGAACGGCGACGAATTCACGGATGAAGAAAGCATCGAAGTATGGGAAGGGACAGTATTCAGATACATGGCTTGCGGAGAGTGAAAGATAGGTAAAAAGAGAGGGAAAAAAATTTCCCTCTCTAATGAAAAAAAGTGCTTGACAAGCCGGACAACATATGATATACTCTAGACAGTTCCTGAGGGAACTAAATAAAAGAAAGAAGGACAAGAAAATGAAAGCTGAAGTAAAAAAGGTTTTGGGTCTGGTTGCTGAGATGCATGAAGAAGAAAAGAAAACTGTACGTGTCCCGCACTACTACAAGCGCAACGGAAAAATGGTACGTCGGTCCTATGACGATGAAGTAAAGACTGAACGTTACAAGGAACTGTTCCATGGCTCTGCAATCCGCGGTGAAAAGGTATTCTGCTGTGAAGCATGTAAGGAAAAGGTTGATTATTTCTCTCTTGAAACTTGGTGCTGTGACTTTGAAAAAGGCAAATATATCTGCTCTGATTGCTATGAATCTGAAATGGGTGAAGACTTATAAGAAAGAAGGAAAAAGGGAAGGAAAAAAATTTCCTTCCCTTTTTTAAAAAAAGTGCTTGACAAAAAATCAAATCGGCGCTATAATATAGACAGTTCCTGAGAGGGAACAAAAAAAAAGAAAGAAGGACAAAACAATGTTTACAATCATCATGAGAGACTGGACCGGAGTAGAGACCATCGCAACCGCAACCACATTAGAGAGTGCAATTGCAACGGCTGAAAAGCTTTACACCGAAGAGGGCGGAGACAAGTTCACCGATGAAGAAAGCATCGAAGTATGGGAAGGAAAAGCATTCAGATACATGGCATGCGGAGAGTAAGAACGACAAAGAGAGCATAGGCGAAAAGCCTATGCTTTTATATTTGCATAATAGTGACTTAGTCATAACTAACTGCGGTTTAACGTTAAACCATAAAATGGTGACTTAGTCATAACTAACCTGCGCGCCACCTGATAGTTAGTTAGTCATAACTAATTGGTCCGTTCCGTCACTGCTCTCATAATAGTTAGTTAGTCATAACTAACCTGTACGCTACTCTTTTATCCTTATAATAGTTAGTTAGTCATAACTAACTCGTGTCGTGCGCTTTAATTACAAAATGGTTAGTTAGTCATAACTAACTAGTGACGTACACTTCACTTATAAATAGTTAGTTAGTCATAACTAACTGGTGCGGTCCCGCGGAGCCCTACCTATAGTTAGTTAGTCATAACTAACTAGTAACGTACTAGTTAGTTAGTCATAACTAACCGGAGGTCTGCGCCTCCGCTATAATAGTTAGTTAGTTATAACTAACTCTTGCTTTGCCACAGCGCCGTTCGAGTAGTTAGTTAGTCGTAACTAACTAGTGTCGTACTCGCGACAACGGGACCGGTCCCGCAGTGCCCGACATAAGTTAGTTAGTCATAACTAACTAGTTTTGTACGCTTAGTTAGTTAGTCGTAACTAACCGGAGGTCTACTTGTCCTTAGTACTATTAGTTAGTTAGTCATAACTAACCGGGCCGTCCCGTTTCCCTTGTTATAATAGTTAGTTAGTCATAACTAACTCGTAAGCCCCGTTGGAATATAATAACCAATGATGTCGCGAAGCGCAAACAGCGCCCTACGTAAAAAATTTACCATATTTGAAAACAGCGGGCAGCGGGGTCGGAGGGTTTACCAAAATGAAATTAGACTTGCTTTCTTTTTCAAATTGTGGTCGCGCAAAGCTGCGCGGAGGGTTACGGATACGGACCTCAGCGCCCCAGCGCCCCAGCGTCCAGCGCTCCCAGCGGTCCGGGGCCTAGCTTTCAGGAAAATTTGAGCTTGACACGCTTGACCCGAAGGGGCCGTCCCCAAATTCCACCAACTTTTTCAAAAATGAAGCCAAATTCCACCAACTTTTTTATTTTTGAACCCAAACACTTGACAGCCCATCACCAAATATGATACAATTAAAATAAAGGAGGTGTTGCAATCAAATGAAAAAACCATATTCATTAGATTACACTATAGAAAGAGACACCGACCGCCTTGAATTAGTCAAGGGTATTCTAGATACCCTAAACAAGGACCCTTCGCCGCAAGATTTAGAACAAATGGCCACCTACATACTATACGGCAAGGATGAAAACGGCCTATCCTCTCTAAAGCGTGGAGAAATTTATAATAATTCAAAACGCTATAATACATTCAAAACCTCCGACGATTATGTTCTCTCTTTGGATGAAATACTTGAAAATCCCGCTACCGACGAGCAAGAATTCCGCAGTGCATACAAGCGCGACATTTATAAGAAATCGGTCCCCACTATCTAGCGTCCCAAGTACGACAAAAAAACTGGCGAACTAATTGATATCGGAGATGCCGACATCCCCGGCATGGTAGAACTTTGGGAACGCCTTGACCACCTAGACAAGTGGGTTCATATGCTATCGGGCAAGCTCCCTCCAGAAGAGGGCTTTCTTATGTTTGAGGACGACTACCGATTATACCGTCTCAAGCATAACCTCGTGGATATGAAGAGGACCCAATACTATTTGAAGGACGTGTACAAGCCCTAGTTGCACTTTTTGGCACTAGACCGCCCCAAGCCCCAATTCTACGAATGGGACGGCGCCTGCGCCTACTGGATACCCTATGAAGAATGGGAATACCGCGTTTCTCACTCCTATACGCATACTGTTTCCTAGCGCCTAGAGGACTATGAAACACGCGGCGAAGCGCCCAACCTAGAAGTAAAATGGATAGTTTGCCGCCACGACTTTGACTGGGAAAACTACAAACATGTGTACGCCTTAATGAATAATTATAGTGCCCTTTATGAACAATTAAAGGAAAAGCTGAATACGTATGGGCGCACCCTTCTCTGGGACCTAGAGCGCTATGTGGATATGACACCTTTAACGCCCGTGCGCCGCGCCATTGTCCATAAGGTAATGGAGGCAATGCCGCGCGAGCAAATATGCCAAGAACTGCAGGAGGAATTTGGCTTCACCTACAATGCCTACTATTTAAGTACCCTTATTGCCAACGACATCCCAAAAGAAATTGCACGTTGCGCGAAAAAGCATCGCATTCTTTGCGAAACGCCGCCATCGGAACTTAAAGTATGCAAACAATGCAAACGGGCCTTGCCGCGGCACCCCTTATTCTATACCAAGAACTCCGGGCGCAAGGATGGCTTCCAATCCTGCTGCCGCGATTGTGAGCGCGAACGCCGCATAAGAAGAGGTGAGTAGAATGAATATGACGGAAGAAAAAAAGACGAAACGATGCTATAGATGTAAGCAAGAAAAACCCATAGAACAATTTCAATATACGCCATCGCGCTTCTTTCCCGGCCATAGGTCCTATCTCTGTACCTCTTGCCTTGAGGCAACTACTCCACAAGACAATCTTGGTGAAGTTGATCGTGTAATGCGCTGGTTGGACTTGCCGCTGGACCTTAACAAATGGACCCAACTTTATGCGCAATACAAGGACCATACCTTTACCGCGTACTTCAATCTCCTGTATGATGACCACTATTCGACATTAACATGGCAAGATGAGAATGCGCGGTGGGAATTGGCGCGAAAAGAGGGTACCATTGATGATGAGATTAAGGCAATCTCAGAGGCCAAAATGAAACGCCTCAAGAAGGTATGGGGCCCAACCTATAAGGCCGATGAACTTCTTTGGCTTGAGGACTTCTACAACAAAATCGTGGCAACGCAAAACGTTTCCACTCCTATTCTTTAGGAAAAGGCCCGTGACTTTTGTGAGCTTCAATGGCATATTAAGTAGGGGCTGCGCGAAAACGTTGATGTTTCTAAGATGATGAAGTAGGCCGACGACATCGTAAAGACCTACCACTTCGAGGCCTCCAATGCCAAGTCCGCAGCAGACTTTGAGTCAGTTGGTGAACTCATGGTATACTATGGAAAGAAAGGGTGGCACCCAAATTATCATACTGAGCCGCAAGATTCCATTGACTTTATGATGGAGAATATTCAAAATTATTTGTAGCGGCTAGTCCGCAATGAAGGCAACTTTGCCGAGTAGGTAGAAGACCGCAAGGCACGCTACAATATGACTGAGCGCCTTGAAGAAATTGAAAATGAAAAGGTTGAGTTTGATGAAACCGCCGACATCGAGTATGAAGGCGAAGACAGTTTAGAGAAAGAGCTAATGGGAGGGGAGTAGGATGAGTGAATTTCAACAGGAGACCCTAATGCGCGACGGCATCCCGATTGAAAAAGGCGTCATCCTCACTAAAGATTTTTTAGACGATAATCAAGAATTGTTTACAAAATATCTTAACCTATGGATTCTGTATCCTGACCTTTGGCTAGATATGATATAGGATAGGACAGATGCACAACACTTTCATTTGCTGCCCTTTTAGCGCATAGAACTTCGCGCAGCAATGCGATACCGTTACACGTTTTGGACTGCTACACGCGCTACATCCAAGTCCTTTACAGCATATCTCGGCGCAATTGTTAAAGCGGTTTTGCTGCCCGGCTCCACGATTATGATTGCTTCTGACGTAAAAGGCACGGTTATTAAAATTGCAGAAGCGAAATTTGCGGAAATATTTAGGCATTGGCCTCTCCTAGAAAAGGAGTTGGCAACCCGCACAGAAGACGGTAAAACCGGCATTAAGTCTAGCGGCAATTACTATGAAATTCGGCTAAAGAACAAATCCGTCATTACGGTAGTCTCTAAAGATACTTCTCGTGGTTTGCGTGCAACTTCCGCTATATTGGAAGAAGCTGCGCTTATTGAAGAAGTTGCATTTAACGAAGTCCTATGGCCGCAAATGAACATTGCTCGCCGTGAAGTTGATGGTACTCTCAATCCAGAAGAACCATCTGCCTCCCAGATTTTCATCACTACTGCCGCCGAACGCACTGTATTCATGTATTAGAAATTAATAGAGATAACAGTAAACGCAGTATTGCGGCCAAAGGAATACTTTTCTTGGGGCTTGTCTTATGAGGTCCCCCTACATTACGGGCTTCTAGATAAAGCAACCCTAATGGACCAGCGCTATTCCAATACTGTAAGCGAGGAATCATTTGCGCGAGAATCGTTATCAATTTGGAGCGGCAATAGCTCCGATGCATGGCTTGACTCACGCCGCTTAAATAAGCATCGCTCTTTACTTAAATGCGAACGCCATGCTTACTATAGTGATACATGTCCGAATGCTTGGTATGAGATTGGTGTTGACGTTGGCCGCTATAGCGCGAATACTGCCATCATGGTTATTAAAGTTTATCCAAATGATTAGCGCTATAGAAAAAGCGTAGTTTATACCGAAGTTATTAATGGCGCCAACTATATTACAGACTAGGCTCCGCGCATTAAAAAACTAATTCAATTATACAATCCGCGTGAGGTTGTAATTGACGGTAACGGCCCGGGCATTGGTTTAATGGATGCTATGGCAGTTCCTTCCTATGATTAGAAGACAGGCGAATCTTTTCCGGCCTATTATACCTTTAATAACGAAAACCATTTGCCGCCAGAATTAAAAGTTGAATAGGAAGAGCCAAACCCCGCATATAATGCTATATTATATGATATTAAGGCTGGCGCATCAAATGAAGATGCTATCCATGCGGCATTCCTTACTGCTGTAAACACTGGCTCTGTGTCATTTTTGGCGCATGAGCGCATTGTCAAGGATAAATTGATGAAAACAAAGAAAGGACAGAAAATGTCTGCCTACGATAGGCGTGTTTTCTTACTCCCATATGAAATGACTTCTCGCCTTATGGACGAACTTAACAATTTGCGGCTGAAGCCCACGGGAGTAGAAAATAAATATAAAGTAGAACGAATTTCTCGCTCTATTGAAAAAGACCGCTTTAGTGCATTAGAATATTCTTTATATAGAATTAAATACTATGAAGATAAAGAAATTTTTAAAAAGCGGAGGAAAAAGTTAAAACAATATGCTTTCTTCAGTCCTAAAAATAGGGGGTGAGGTTTATGAAAAATTTTAAGCCATATGTTCAATTTGCCAAAAACAATCGAGCGTTTAAGGTGCCGATTGATGGCAGCCGAGTTGGTCGCTACAGCTCTTCTGCAAGGAGTAATCCTGTTAGTTGGCATGATTTTACGATTGAGGAAATTGAAGATATAATTCGTGCTGGCGATTTAGACTTATTACGATAGTTATCTCGCTATTACTATCGTACTAATAGTGAATATCGCGAAAATATTGACTACTTAGCCACCTTACCTTTTTACGATACAATTGTCACCCCTATTTTTGAAGAAGGAAAAGGTTCAAAGGCTTAGATTACTAAAGCATTCTATAGTGCTTGCGATTTTGTTGATAGGCTTGATCCGAAAAACACATTCACGCGTATCACAAAATCTTGGTTAATAAATGGTATGTATAATGGAATTTTGCGCCAAATCGGCGACAGAGTTTCCATTCAGGACCTTCCACTGGAGTACTGCCGCACGAGATTCAAGGATTTTAATAACTTAAATATTCTTGAATTTAACGTAACCTATTTTGAGCGGGTCTTTCATGATGATGCAGAACGAGCGCAAGTTCTGCTATCATATCCAGAGATAGTCCAAAAACATTGGAAGTACTGGAAAGAAAAGAGAACCGCAGATCCTTGGGTTATGATTTCATCCGCCGACGGCGGCATTAACTTCTGTTTTTCGGATGATCAAACGCCATTATTAATCGCAGCAATTCCACGGTTGCATAAGCTTAAAGACGCAGTTGGACGCGAAGAAAAGCGTGATGAGAATGAATTACATAAGTTATTAATCCAACGTATGCCTATTGATAATGAGGGTGAACTGGTATTTGAATTACCAGAAGTAGAAGATCTTCATGAAGGCGTCGCAACTATGCTTTAGGACTTAGATACGGTTGATGTTCTAACCACTTTTGGTGAAACATCTCTTGAAAATCTCTAGGATTCCTCTGCGGCTTCGCAATCCGCAGACCGTATCGATAAATATGCAAAGAATGCTTGGAATGCCCTGGGTAGAGGTTCAATCCTCTTTAATGCAGAAAATAGTTCAACGCTTGCTTACAGTATTAAGAAAGATGAAAGTCTAATGAAAAGCTATTTGAACATGTATAGTACTTGGATAAAGTATGAGATTAATTTAAAATTTTCGCGTACTGGATTAACATTTGATTTTGAAATTTTACCCACTACTATGTTCAATATTAAAGATTATTAGAGTATGTATTTTTAGGGTGCTCAGTATGGTTATTCTAAGATGCGTGCTGGTGTAGCTAGCGGCATTAAATAGTTGGCACAATTAAGCTTAATGAACTTTGAAAATGATTTCCTCAAGATGTCAGAAAAGATGATTCCTCTGATGTCGTCTTACACAACTTCTTCTAATGGAGAACAGAAGAGCGGAAGTAGTGGAGGAAGTAAAACTGCATCAGCAAGTGCGGGGAACTAGGGTGGCCGCCCAGCATTGCCTGATGAGGAAAAATCTGAGAAAACTCAGGCCAATATAGCGGCCATGGGTTAAGGAGAATAAGTATGAATAAGCAAATACCTATTTATTTCGATAGCGTAGTTATTGCTTCTCCTACGATGCCTATCTCTAGCGACAATCCAGAATTGGGCCGTTTAAAGGTTGGAGTTTTTACTAAATATGGGAATCGTAATGGTTCCTATATTACGGATGAAGTCGCAGAACAATTAATTTCTAGCGCTACACGCGGGAATACTCCCGTAGTTGGATTCTTTGACCCGGAATCAAAAAGCTGGGCTGGACATACTGGCCCATTGCTGGCTAGCGCTTATGGTTATGTAGAATCATTTGAGGGATGGCAACCTTTTACAGATACAGATGGCATTGAACGTGAATATGCTGTATTTTCTGTTGTATTATTTAATAAGTATTTTGATGAAGCAAAGTTAGTTGTGGGTCAACATCAATCAATGGAACTAGATAGGGAAACAATCCAAGGGGATTGGGGAGAAATTAACGATCAAGAATATTTTGTTTATACAAGCGCATCCATTATGGGGCTTTGTATCATTGGCGAACATGAACCTTGTTTTTCTGTATCTACATTCTTTGCTAAGGAAGACAATAATTACGCTTCACAGTATGAAAAGTTCTCTTCACTTTTATCCGGCTTAAAGGAACAAGTTGAAGAGGCGGAACATAAACAAAAGGGAGGAGAACAACCTATGGAAGATTTGAACGAAGGCGTAGGCACTCCCGCGGAAGAGCCTGTAACTGAACCAGTTATAGAACCTGTAGCAGAACCAGAAGTTGAAGAACCAGCCCCTGCGGCTGAGCCCGAGGCTGAACTTGCTGCAGAACCTGCGGCTGAGCCAGTTGATTTTGAAGCTCTTCAGAATTCTATTACGGAATTAACTAACCAGAATGCTGAGCTAACTACTAATTACGAGAATGCTCAGAGTCGGATCGCTGAGTTGGAGCAGGCATTAGCCGATGCTACCGCCGCGACTGAAACCGCAAACAATCGCATTACTGAATTAGAAAACTCTATTGCTCAGTATGAAGCTGAAAAAGCCGCAATAGAAGAAGAAAAGAAAAATCAGCTCATTAAAAAATATGAAAAACTCATTGACGAAGAAGAAATTACCCAAATTCGTAGTGAAGTTTCTAACTTTTCTTATAGCGAACTAGAAAGCAAACTCGCTATTAGTTTTGCTAATAAACAGATTGCTGGCAGTGAGGAACCAATTGAGACTATTCCACTACCAGACCCTGCTGTTAATCAATTTGCACTTCTAATTGAGAAGTATCGCAAAAATTAAGGAGGAAAACGATTATGGCTTTAACAAGATTTCCAATCACCAATCCCGTTGGGGATATGGTCGATAAGTATCGTGATCCTGATGAAAAACTATATGCCAGCTTAGAATTAAATCAGGTGGCTTTCCCAAAGACTGGTATGGTAGTATCTCAGGTACCACTAGGTTCCGTATTCACCAAGGCTAATCCTTGTGAAAATGGTATGTGGGTTGTAGGTGATAAGGCTGCTGGTGCTATTAATCCACCAACTGCCGCGACTTCTGCCCCTATTGGTATTGTATATACCACAGAAAAAGAATATGATATGATGCATTATGGTCTACAACGCTTTGGCCGCAAGGTTGCTGGGGATTATCCCCGTGTAGGCTTACTAGGCGTTGGCGACACTGTAACTACTAACTGCTTACAGTATGATGACACCACTTTCCCAGCCGCTAATGGCAAGACCGCAGAGCAAGTGTTATTAGACGCTCTAAAGGCGATTGATACTACTCCTCTATATGTTGCTATTCATCCTGTTGAACAGAATAAAACTGTTTCCGTGGCTAATGCAATTCCAGAAATTGTTAAGAATATTCCACAATCCGGTATTTATGGCAAGATCGTAAAGTTCTATACCATTCCTAATGGTGGTCTTGGCGTTAAGTATCAGATCATCAGAATTTAATAGGAGGTGCGAACGTTATGAATAATCTACAGATTTTGATGAATGGCGTGTTCGGACGTAAAGTTCCTGCTGAGTTCGCAGCCGCCGATTATGATTATGAAGCTGCTCTTCGTGATGAGCTTGCTAAATTAATGACTAAGGACGGCAAACATTTCAACCGTCACGTCTTCAATCGTAACAAGGAAGACATTTTTGAATTACTTGAACAGAATCTTGAAGAAGTACTACCACAGAGTGTACAGTCTGCTCTTGATATGTTCGTTGAAACCCTTCATTTTGCACAGGGCACTCGTCCTGAGTTCCGCGTAACTCGTGGCAAGCAGAGGGGTAAGCAGTTCGTTACTCGCGCTACCGAGTCTGGTAACTATGAAACATTCCGTCTCGATCGCGATCGTTTTGACGTCTACATTCAGGCCATTGGTGGCGCTGGATATGTGGACTTCGAGCGTTATCTTGATGGCCTTGAATCTATGACTGATATTTATGAAGTTATCCAGGAAGGTATTGTTGATCGTCTATTTGAGATGGTTCAGGAAGTACTACTTGCTTCTTGGAATGCTGCTGGACGCCCTGCTCGCAATAAGGTTGCTGCAAACTCTTTCAATCCAGTAGCTATGAAGAAACTTTGCAACACTGTTGCTGCTTATGGTACTCCAATTATCTATTGCACACCTGAGTTTGCCGCTGAAATGGTAAACGCCATTGTGTACAATTCTACAACAAAGATTTCCGATCAGGATATGGTGGAAGTCCGTGAACGTGGCTATGTTGGTAAATTCCAGGGCGTATCTGTTATTGTTATGCCTCAGTCTTTCACCGATGAAACTAACTCTAAGACTGTTATGAATCCATCCTTTGCTTATGTCTTACCCGCTGGTAAAGAAAAGCTCATTAAGATGGCATTTGAAGGTTCTCCATATTTCCGTGAATGGGATGACCACGAGGGCGACAATTCTTTCACTCTTCAGGGCTATGTAAAAGTTGGTATTGGTATGTTCACTACTCCTAACTATTGGGGTATTTATTACAATAGTGCTCTAGATGATGGAAGCGGCTGGGCTGCATACAACCAGGGTCTAATTCCAACTCTAGATGACGGTACTGCTAATCACTAATTAATATAATGGGGCGGGTGCTTCACGCCCGCCCCGTAATTCGTTTATATACAAGGAGTTAAAAGGAGGAAAAATTATGGCTATTACTATTAAAAATGTGAGTTCATCTGATATATCTATTTGGCTACCGGGCGTTAATTTTAATCGTATTTTTACACCGGGGCGTAGTGTTACAATTAATCAGGAAGTTTATGATGAACTATGTAACGATACAGGTGTCCAGGCTTTAATTCGTGGACATTATATTACAATTGAGGGAATTAAAGATGATGAACGCGTGGAAGAGGAAACCTCTCCAGTGTTTGACGTGGCTAAGATTAATGCAATGCTTGACCAACGTGATATTACCGCTTTTGCAAAATTTATTCCACATGCGACAAGCGCGGAAAAAGAAACTGCAGTCAAGCTGGCAACAGATAAGGGCATTACTACACCTGCAATTGTAACCCTCATTAAAAAATATTGTGACGTTGACATTATTAATGCTATTAATATGAAATATCAAGCTGAAGAGAAGTGATTTAAATGGCGACCCCTTTCTTAAAAGTTTATGACGCCTTTTTGGCGCGAATAACAGCCGATGAATGGATGTTAGAGGAAGAGCTTGCTCTTGTAGAGCGAGACTGGCAAGAAATGTTAAAAATGGCTGTTGAACGGTTTAAATATCCACGCATTGGACTAGAAATGGAAGAGGTAAAAAATGCCGATGATACCACTGTTGTTTAGTTTAAGGAAACTTTAACTAATGCTGAAATTTAGCTTTTGGCGCTATATATGAAGCATGAGTGGGTGAAACGTTGTATATCTAGTTGGGAAAATATACGTTAGTTATACGTAGACAGTGATTATTCCCAAGCAAACCACCTTGATAAATTAATTAAACTTGAATCGTCTATCGCGCTAGAGATTCATAAAGCGGAGGGACGTTATGATAGATCGCGTAACCACAGTCCTGCGGTCACCTTTAAGCGATTAGCAGGAAAACGAAATCGCGGCTGAAACCTTTAATAGCTATAAGAGCAAGTTAAAGGGCCGTTTATATGGATTACTCTGTGAGCGCGAAAAAGGTGGAGAATGGGAAAAATTCCTAGATTCTATTATTATAGAATTATTAGGACTTGGCGCGAACGGTATTAATTGGTGGCCATTGATTGGGAAGCTGTCCATGCTGAAATATTTGTCTTATGAGTATTTCAGAAAGACAATATTTGAATGCATGAATTTAGTGGGCTAGTTGGAATCTGATTAATGGACTATCTTGAAGTTTATTTTTCGCGCCTAAATCATTTTGGAAGAACAACTGGAGAACGTATTACAAATGGCGGCATTCGGACTTTTCAGCGGTGGAAAGCTGAATCACCACATACGGTTTTGTCTCTTTCAGTAGAACGTGGATTGTATTTTGATGGCATTATTTTACAAAGTAAAGATAAGACCTATTAGAAGATTATGCATTTAAATGTTGCGAATGATATTCCTATAAGAGTTGGGGATATTATGAACTGGCAGGTAGAAGATGGTACTTTAGAAAAGTGGCTGTTGCTATCTGAGGAAAGAAAAACTAATGGTACTTATCGTACTTTTGATATAATAAGATGTAATTATTTAATTAAGTGGATTAACGATAAAGGATACTTGCGGCAATCCTGGGCTTATGTTTTAAGTTCTACAGATGAAAAAGTTAAAGGTAATTTTAGAACTTGGCATAACTTAATTACACCGCAGCCTAATAAATATGCAGAAATTATAATGCCGCGGCCTATTGATGCGAATTCATAGGTAAAAGATACCGTAGACCGTGGTACCAACTTTATTATTGAAGATGAAAGTTGGAAGATGGTTGAAGCAGACTTTACTAGTGTAAAAGGTATTATTTATATGTCTCTTACTGAAAATAAGGTTAATTTTTAGTATGATGATTTAGTTGTGGATATTGCGGATACAGATAAGCTGTTATTTCCTACACTACAAAAAGTTTATACTGTAGATGAAGAAATAATTCCTGATTTTACCGAATAGACTTTAAATGAATGGCAAATTGTATTAATTCCTCCGCCTCCAGAAGAATAGAACGTAGTGACTTTGTTAGACAATGGGCACTTAAAAGCGAATGCTCCTGGGCAAGTAAGGGTAAAAATGCGCTTAAAGAATTATAATATTGATGATCCTCGTACAGCGGTAACAAAAGAATTTGAAATTACTGTTGTAGATAACGAAGCATCACTATATATTAAAGGTGCAGATACTATTAGGCTGGATAGATATGAAACTTATAAATTGGCGGATGAAGATATTATTCCTACTGTTGAGGTTCCTGATAAGGATATTATAAAGGGAGATATTAAATTTACCTTAACAAATATTACGGCAGAGGATAAACCTCTTGGTGAACTTAAGGACGCATATGATAATGAAACAAATAAGATTACTTATGCTACTACAATTCATGCCAATAATAGCAATAAGCTTGGAGAAATACTTCTGACCGCGGAATACAATGGTAAAACATATACTAAGACAATAAAGATTATTCCATTATGGTGAGGTGAGTTAAATGGCAGAAACTGAATATGGCTAGCGCCGCTTTGCCGTGATGGGTACAAATACTTTTAAAATAGCAAATAAATTAATGTCTAGCTAGCGACTATGTCGTTTATTGAAATATCAAGTGCGTGATCCTTTTAATAAAGAAAAATATCCTGATGTGGATGGGGCGGATTTAATTAATAAGTAGATATTGATTGTGCCTAAGATATTTGATGAGAGTACTGAAAAAATGTCTTACGTAACGGCGCTATTCAGTAATTTCGTAGTTAATTAGCTAAATCCTGAATTTAAAATCTCAACAATTCGTTTTGATATTGCCTGCCCATATGAGGAATGGTTGTTAGATGAACAGTCTTTGCGGCCATACCTTATTATGCAAGAAATTGACCAAATGTTCAATGAAGCAAAAATGGCAGGCATTGGTACATTACAATTTTATCGTGCAGACGCATTAACTCTCAGTCCTTGGATTGGGGGTTATTCAATGGTATATAAAATTAATGAATTTAACTGACGATGAGGTTTTAAAATTTTTAAAAGGATCCCCCATTTTCGTTGAAGATATTTGCGCTATTTACCCACCAACAATTGGTGCAATTGTTGACGAGGGATATGAGAATTTTTAGAAATATGTAAGTGTTTTAACCGCAACTAAACCTACAACATAGTATGACAAAGATGCGGAATTAAAAGAACTAATGTCTAAATTAAGTGACTTTTAGTATATTTTACTAATGGCGAATTTAGACCCTCAAATTCATACTTTATTAAAAAAAGGATTTAAGTTTTTTACACATGAAGATGCAATATTTTCTTTAGACCCAGCACAAATTGTTATAGGTCCAATTGCTGAAAAACACATATTATCTGAAAGCAAATACTATGATTTTTAGCATATAATACGTAGAATGTGTTTCCTAGAATCTGAAGAGGACGAAATCATCATTTATGATGATGACCCAGAAATTACTAAACGTCTTAAGCGGCAGTAGCGGGATCGACGCGAGAAGCTCCGTCGTGCGAAAGCGAAGAAAGCAAAGCAAGACGGAACTGATTTAAAATTTTCAGATTTAGTTGCAAGCGCAACATTAAATGATTGTGGCCTAAATATTATAAATATTTGGGATATTAGTTATTACGCTTTTCATGATCAACTCAAGCGGATGGGGTGGCGTGATTAGTTTAATATAAATTAGCGTGCGGCATTAGCTGGCGCAAAAATTGAAAAGTCGCAACTCAAGCATTGGATGCGCTCTATTGCTGATGGCGACGAGTCATAATTTAGGAGGTAACTTTTATGGCTAATAATGTTAATATTTTTGATAAGTATGGCATTAAGGAAGTTGCTAACGTATATTTTGAGGCTCTAGACGACGATCTTAAGACCGGCGTGTACAAGGGCGACATCGTGCTCTTCCTTGATACTTTAAAGGTTTCTACTATTGAAACAACAGCAGAAAACGTAGCTGCACAGGGTGGTTGGGGCAATCCTAAACTAGTGCAGTGGGATTATGGCAAGGAAATTAATATTACCCTTGAAGATGCTCTCATGTCTCTTGAATCTCTTCGTTTCATGATGGGTGGTTCTATTAAACGTCCAGATTCTGCTAAGCATAATACTGTAATTGTACGGCATACAGAAGAAGTGACAGTTAAAGCTGATGGTAGCTTTGATGCTCCTGTAGATCATATTACTGGTATCCCATTTGATGGCGTAACACCAACTTCTAGCGATACTTCTAAGCATGGACCTGCTATTGTGGCTTCTACTGCTCATCCTGTTAAGTTGATTAACTTAGGTGGCGGCCTTTATACAACAACTACTAATGGCGGAAGCGAAAATAATGTAGGTAAGCCTAGTCTTGCTGCGGGTACTCGTACTCAGCTAACATCCGGTACTATCGCTGCGACAGGTAATAAAGTTAAATTTACTAATCCAGAAGCTGGTGTTAGTCAAGTTGATCCCGCTCCTGGCGATAAAATTCGTATTTTCTGGGAAACTGAATTAGCTGGCGCCAGCTCTGAGAAAGAAGATGCTGTTGAAGTCACAATTTCTCCTGATACTTTCCCTGGTACCTATAAAGTTATTGGTGATACTTTGATTCGTTCTGAAAAGACTGGCCGTGATGAACCCTTCCAGTTCATTATTAATAAGGCTAAGGTTCAGAGCAATGTAACTCTAACTCTACAGGCTGAAGGTGATCCTTCCACATTTGAAATGACTCTTAACGTACTCCGTGATGGCGATGAAATGATGAAGCTTGTTCGTTATAATGTTACTAGTGGCACTGATCAGTCTGTCGGAAATGACGTTGGTTCTCTTGCGGTAAGTAATTCTGATAATCCTTAATAATTCAAGCCCTAGAAGTGTAAGCTTCTAGGGCTTTTCCTTTTAAGGTAGGTGATACCTTTGATTGAACAATATTTTGGTATTAAAGAACTATATGAAGTTACTCTTCGCGCAAAAACCGCTATGCAATTTGGCGACCGGTATATTGAAGCTGACGAACCAGTGTTATATTTCTAGAACATTGCTATGTCAATGCTTTCAGAGCAAAGCAAAGAAGTCTATGCGCGTGGAGGCTGGCTGAATTAGCCTAAAGTAATATGGCAAGATCGTTCCGAGATTCGTTTCCAAATGTCTGAAGGCGTTGTATCTTAGTTTGGTTTCGGTATACTTTTGGGCGCAAAAGTAGCATTGAAAGGTGGAAATAAGCCTATTTTGATACATAAGACAGAAGGCCCAATGGAATTAAATGATTAGCATTAGTTATTTTTAGAACATTGGCCTGTCGGGAATGAACGCAAGAAAACATTTATTTTTGATTATGCGCGAGACGCTGTTCAACATAAAATTTATGGCAAAAGAATCACTGGCAAATCTGATGGGTTTGGCGGCGAAAGACCTTGCTTAGAATTGTATGAAGATAAAAATTTGAAAACTCTCGCAGACACTGATAAAAAATATGTAGTAGATTACTACTATGAGTATGGGAATGAAGCAATTTCTTATACATTGTAGAAAGAACGCTTCAATGGATTGTTCACTTTGGAAGGGAAATTTTATTCCAAAGACGAAAATGAGGGCAAAAATTATACGAATATTTTGTATATGCCCAAGGTGAGGATTGTAAGCGATATTAACTTACGATTGGGAGAAAGGGCTGATCCAACAGTGTCCGCGTTTGATATAATAGGATTGCCGGAGACTGTCGGCGATGATAAAGATTTAATAGTTGAAATTTAGCATTTGGGTGAGGATCTAGATGCTGATATATAAGCCACTTTCTTGGATAAGAAAGTGGCTCTTTTTTTATTTTATGGGATAAAAGGAGAGTGAATTTATATGAGTTAGAGTATTGAATTTCCAGTACGACTAGGTTTGGATGCCGCTAGACAATAGATTCAAGAATTACGTACCTTATTATAGAATAGCGTAAAATTGGATTCTGATAGTTTCAAAGGCATGGACCGAATGCTATCAAAGGCTACAGACTCGGTTGATAAATTGAGTAGTAAATTAAAAGGCGCTTTTTAGACGTCTTCTAGCTCTTAGAGTTTTTTACGTGAATATTAGACAATGTTGGATACATTGGCTACCGTAAAGACTAAGATGGGGAATGTTGGATTTGAAGATATCAAATTCTCAGTATCAGACCAAGATACTGTTGATAAAGCAATTGAACAGATTAATAGATTACAAGCAAGTTTGGAGCAAATGAAAAATGGTTCTGCTGTTGCTTTTGTAGATCAATCATCTATTAATGGTATACAGAATTTAAGAGACTAGATTTCTTCATTAAAAGGTGATGTTTCTAAGCTTACTTTTAGTGAGTTGAAAGATAGATTAATAGAAGCAGCAAGAGAAGCTAAATAGCAAGTTAATGATATTAAGTAGAATATTGCATAGCTAGATACTTCTATTGCTACAATTCGTGGTTCTGGTCTAGCAAATGTTTAGGCCGCTGTTGGTGCGAATACAAAGGGAATTACTACAAATATAGTTGATCCTAAAGAATTAGCCGACGCAAATGCGAAATTGGCAGTGTTGTCTACAACATTAGAAGGGATTTCGGATAAAACGAAGAGTTTTGTAGTAACTGATACAACTGATATTAGTGAATATATTAGAACAAAGACGGAGAAGATTGAAGAGGAATATCAAACATAGATTAACCTTATTACAGGTAAAGAGGCAGAAGTTTAGAAAGCATTAACAAGTATAGGCCCTTCAGGGACAAAATACACAGATGCGGATTTTAAAAGTTTAATGGGTACTGATGCAATTAAAAAAGCGTTAGCTGCAGCAGAAATTGATCCCAAAACTCTTTTTGATGGGATTAGTGAAACTGATATAGATGCTCGTGTTGAAAGATTAAATTCCAAGTTAACTGATGCACTAAGTAAACTTGGTGGTGAAAAAATAAAATTTTCTAGATTGAGAGCTAATATTTCTACTGAATTAACAAATGTCTTTACCGGGCTTGGCGAACAAGTTGTTTCCAAAACTGGAGTTAAAGATCTTTAGAATAAAATTAGCAGTGCACTTAAGTCTATGAATATTGACACTGTTCAATTGAAAACAGCTGGATTTAGCGTTGATGATATTACTGCTGGATAGAAATTGACAGATATATATAAAAATTTAGAGACTGCGTTAACAAGCTATGCTTCTGCATAGGAAACTGCAAAAGCTAGTATGATTAGCACTGACCTCCCCAATGCTACAGTAGCATGGCAGAATTTAACGAATGCAATTTCTACTTTTTTAAAAGTTGAAGGCTCGTCTCCTAATACATTAAGAACGACAGAAGATGCAGTTTAGGCGCTATTAGCAGTTATAGAAAAATTAGCAAAAGCATATAATGATGTCGCAGCTAGTAAAACACCTATTCCAAAGCCTGAAGTAGATGAAGCGAAAAATAGAATTGAAAGCTATATTTAGTCGTTAAACAAATTGCAGCAAAAATAGAATGCTCTTAGTAATGTATCAATGGCGGTTAATCGTTGGATGGGCTTCTGGCAAGTATTGAATATGACAAAGAAAGCAATTAATGATATGAAAAAGCATATTCAAGAACTAGATACTGTTATGACCTCCATTTCCGTCGTTACTTAGTTTTCTCAAGAAGATTTATGGAGATAGATTAGTCAATATAGTGAAATTGCTCGTCAGTATGGTGTTGCTATTAAGGGTGTTTACGAAGTATCATAGATTTATTATCAATAGGGCCTATAGCAAAGTGATGTAATGGAATTGACTACTGAAACTTTAAAAATGGCTCGTATCGCTGGTTTGGATTATGCTACTGCTGCAGACTATATGACGACTGCTATTCGTGGTTTTAAACTTGAAATGACAGATGCTGCTCATGTTACAGACGTATTTAGCGCATTAGCAGCAACAACAGCTTCCAGTACTGAAGAAATTGCTGTTGCTATTAGTAAGACCGCTGCATCGGCTCAAGCTGTAGGCGCGAGTTTCGAAGCAACTAGTGCAATGATGTCAACTATGATTGCTACTACTCGTGAATCCGCTACCAATATTGGTACTGCTTTAAAATCTGTTATTTCTCGTTATGGTGAAATGACAAGTGATCCTAGTAAAACAGTTGACTCTGAAGGCGAAGAAATGAGCCTTAATAGAGTTGATAAAGCTTTGCAAACTGTTGGCATTACCATTCACGATACTACGGGCTAGTTCCGTAATTTTGATGATGTAATACTTGAATTAATGGAAAAATGGGATTCATTGGATTCATTATCTTAGCGTTATATTGCTACTTTGATGGCTGGTAATAGATAGCAATCTCGTTTCTTAGCGTTGGTTAGTAATGTTGATGAATACAAAAAAGCACTTTAGACTGCGCTGAACTCTGAAGGAACAGGTGAAATATAGACATTAAAAACACTAGATTCAATTGATGCTAAGATTGAAAAAATGAAAGTGACAATCCAAGAATTTTATACTAGTTCTGGAATAGAGACTTTATATCGTGGAATACTTGATACTATTACCAATGTTATTAGTGCTGCAAATAGTATGCCTAAATTGTTTGGAAAAATTCCTGCTTAGGCAATTGCAGTTGCGGCTAGTTTAATCTCTATTATAAAAGCAGCGTTATAGAATATTATTATTAATATTTAGACTTCATTGCAGACGGCTGGAGCAAGTGCGGAACAGTATACTTTAAGTATGATTGACAGACTGGCTTTAGCCATCAGGAATAAAGGACAAGAAGCTGGAACGGGCTTTTGGAATAATTTCACTTAGAACGGCGGTTTTAAAATGCTTATGTCGCGAGTAGGTCAAATGGTAGGATAGCTCATGTCATTGGCTGGTGCAGGCTTAGTTATAGGTGGAGCGAATGATTATGGAAAAAGCACGTCAATTGATTAGGATCGTAGTGCGGCAAGAAAGACTAAATTCGGTGCCGAACTTTAGATATTGGGCAGTATGGCTTCTGGAGCCGCTTTAGGTAGCGTTGTACCAGGTTTAGGCACCGGGGTAGGTGCACTATCAGGATTAATTTCTGGAATTGCTACAGCGCTGCCGTCACTTATTACAGCCTTTCAGTAGTATCATGGAAATCTAGCGAGAGAAATTGAATTAAGAGAAAAAGCTCTCAAGTAGTCTTAGGAGAAGTTGGCGAAGGATCAGGCAGAGCAAAAATCATTAGAATAGTCTCTAACTAAATTACAATAGCTAAAAGATGCACGTTATGATTCTGTAGAAGCTGAACAAGAATATGTCGATTATATGAATTAGCTAAAGAGCTCTTATCCTGAATATGTGAGTACTATTGATGCGGCAAATAATGCTATTATAGAAACGACTACATTAGAGGAAGCACTCGCGGAAGTTCGTTTAAAAACAGCTCGAAGCACAGTTGCAGCATTGGAATCAGAGACGAAAGAGTTAGATTCATATAGAGACGCTCGTCGTTTGTTTAAAGACAGTATTACTTCTGAAGCAATTAATGATATGGTAGCTTAGGCTGCAGCAGCTTAGATTCGCCTTTTTACTACTACAAATGACTATTAGAAATAGTATGACAATACTATGCCATATAAGGAAATTTTAGTACGAGAGTATATGAAGTTTCTAGAAGATCACAAGGGAATAGAAGAATTAGATGAGCTAGGTCCACTTTTAAGAGAGGGAGCTGTAGAAGAATATTATCAAGATAATGAAAATAAAATATTAAAATGGATTGATGAGAAAGGGTACCTTGAATCTGGTAAATCTAATTTAATAGATGAGCAGTGGAAAGATGAAATAGCAAGTATGTTATGGAACGCAATTAGTACATATAATACCAATATGCCTAATGATAATATTTTAAGTGCTGTTGGAATTTCTTCTGAAAAAGACCTTCTGGGCAAATCATTTTTAGATTTAGTAGATTTAGCTAAGAAAGTCAAAATTTATGCCGAGAGTTTATATGATCAAACCGAGACTGCAATTACGGCTGCAAATACTGCTTTGCAGCATGCGCAAATTTCTGAAGGAATAGAAGTTCGCTTACATGATTTAGCGGAATAGGACGAGCAATCAAAAGAGAATGCTGAGAAATTATAGAAATATCTTTCTTTAATGTCCTTTATTTATTCTGGAATGGGAACTAGTTTACCAGATGAAGAGATTATGAAAGAATTTGAGGACTGGTTATTAAAGAATGAAGATCGTGCAAATAAACTTTTAAATTTAGATTATTCTTAGTTCCGGAGTGTTGATGATATAGCTTCTTATTTAGGAGAAGAGAAGACAGGTAAATTTTTTACAACATATGGTATAAGTTTAGAAAAACACTTATAGGAAATAAGAGATGCAGAAATTGAAGGACTAGATAAGCAGCTCAAGGCCGCAGGTTTAGATAATGATACATTTAAAGCCTTGTATAATGGTGCCGGTGACTAGAATGAATTAATTGGCGCGTTGATTCCTACTTTCCGTTCAGATATGGCTTAGTATTAGTCACTAATAGATAATTAGTAGTATGCACAAGCGGACGTTTATCGCCATGTATTAGAATAGTTATATGGTTAGGAAGGAATTGGAAGACTATCGTGGGATAAATAGCTTAAAGTTTTTTCTGTTTTAAAGGATTTGGACTTATCTGATCCAGTAGCTTTACAATCTGCAGCAACTTAGCTTAGTGAGATGGGTACAGAATTTGAAGGAGTTTCTAATATTCTTACTGAATCGGCTTCTCATTGGGCTATTAGCGCTGCAACTTAGCTAGAATAGCTTACTACTGAAGCAGAAGAAACAGCTACTTCTATCGGCAATTCTATTGACGATATGACGAAGGTCTTTAAATATCATGAAGCGTTAAAGAAAGCTAGAGCATTAATTGATGCTAATAGAGATAAAAAATTACAATTTAAAGATTTATATACATATGATAAAGAAGCTAAAGGATATATTAAGACTTCTTAGGCTTTTTAGCTTGAGATGGCGGCATTAGAATAGCAAAATAAAGATCAAATAAGTAATATTAACAAGTCTATTGAAGATTATTCACTCATTTTAGGGCCTGCTTTATTAGATTCCTCTAACCAATTGGAGGATATGGCAATTAGTTATAATGGAAATAAAGAATTAGGTACGCCGAAAGAGATAGAGAATGCATAGGCTGAATTAAAGAATCAATTTGCTAAAACATTCAATTTAAATCCAAATGATTCCAAAGATAAAGCATAGCTTGATCGTTATTGGCTTGAATATACGTAGCTGGTTGATGCTTTTAATGCCTAGGATGAAGAAACTTGGAAGTCTTGGAATGAATTTATAACCGAGTATTTAAAAACGCATACTACAGAATTACAAGAACAAATAGATGCACTTGAAAGCATGTCAGAAGATATGATTAAAATGGCTTTGTAGTCGTTTGATTATACTTCTATTGTTGCTGGGAAAGGAACATCACAATAGAAAGAACAATTAAAGGCATATTTATAGAAAGTTGCTAGAAGTGAAAGAAAGGCGGGTGAAAAATTATCTCCTGCGGAATAGATTGATCAATATTTTGATACAGTATATCCTTTATTAATTCAAGGAAAAATAGATGAATATAATGCTTAGCTAAAGTATTGGGGCCTTGGAGAAGAATACTAGGTTTCTAAATCTAAAGGCGAACGCGCTCGTTTTGAAAGTTTAACTAGTCTTTATGATAAAATTACTTCAGGCGATTTAGTTTGGGAAGCATTAACAGAATAGGAATAGCTTCTATTAACTGAATCATTCAATCTTCAAGAAGGAGCCTCAACTGCTGATATAGCTGGCGCAGCAGATGGTGTATGGAAGGCGATTCTTACTTTAATTAAAGCTGGAGCGGGAACGTTAGATGAAGTTGCTGAAGACATACAAAAACGAGCGGAAGAAAGCTATAAAACAACTGATGCTGGAAAATAGCGTGATTTATTAAATAAATTTGAGAATGGTTTTACTGCGGAAGAACTAAATAGTTTTGTAGATGCTACAGGTAACAAAGCATTCGTAAATGCGAATGGCGAAGTAACAGGCTTAGATGACTATTTTAAATTTAATGGAGAAGTATGGGCATTAAAAGCCGGCGTCAGTGCACAAGCAGCATTAAAATTCTTGGCTGAAAAGCTAGGATTAACTGCATTAGATGAAACTGAGCAATTTAGAAAAATTGTCTCTGATGATATTGATAAGGGAATTAGTGATAGAGAGCAAAAAAATAAAGGAAAATAGATTGCTCAATAGTTAAAGGCTCTCTCTGAGGCAAGTATCGGCACGGAAGTTAGAATTGATTCTCTGCCTGATTCTATGAAAACAGCACTAGGAGCTAAAGCTACTGACGCTACAATGGTAATTGAAAATGAAGCTAGAAGAGATGCTTTATTATTATTGTTAGAAGAATCTATTAAGGCATATGAAGGCGAAGGAAAGGATGTTTTATAGAGTGTTTATAATTAGATAAAAAAATCTACTGCTTCAAAACGCAATCAATATACCGGTATTTCCAAGATAATTTCAGAAAGATTTAGTTTAGCTGATGCAGAAAGCTTTGCTGCCGCTTGGGGGGCTAATCCAGATAATATTATTCAAGACTTACGAGGCTTAGGCATTGAATATAACGAATGGACGGAAGAATTTGTTGTAAATAGCCAAAAAGATATTGATAGTATTTTATTATTTGTAAATGCTTTACCAAACATTGATAAGCATTCAGAAGAATATTAGTAGCTATTGGCTAGAGTAAATAATCTAAAAACTTCTATTAATAATAAAAAGTATAATGCCATTCAAGGTGTAGTTGAAAATTACGAAAATCTTAGTGAAGAGTCTATTGCTACTTTCTCAACAGCATTTGAGAGCCTAGGGATTAATATTCGTGATTATATTACTCCTGATGAGTGGGGTAGAAATAAAGTTAATTTAGCCGCTCTTAATTAGAGATTAGCCGCAATAGGCTATGATGTTAATGAATTATTTTAGAAAGAAATTAGTGAAATTGCCGATTCTTATCTATAGAATATTTCTAAAGGCGTATCTTTATTGTCTACTGGAACTAATAATTTTGCAGAAATTGGAACATTTGTAGATTCTTATAATTAGCTTAGTGGTAAAAATCTTACAACAAAATAGATTTCATATTATGATGAAGCATTAGAAGCTTTTACTATTTCACCAGATATTATTAACGAGTATGTACGATTATAGGCTGAAAATTTACAAGCTTATGGTGTACTTCAAGAAACTGAAGTAGAATAGTGGATTAAAGCTAATACTATCGACTTGACGAGTAAAAATCTTGACATTAATGGATTCTTATCAGGCGAAAAAACAGAAAAAGATGTTGATAAATTTGGACGGTAGCTTCAAGCTTATTATGAGTTAATGGGGCAATCGGTAGCTAAGGCATAGCAATCCGCACAAAATGCTATAACAGTACTTTTAGAAGGTGGCGGAAGAGCCTTTAAACTGGCAAAAGAAATAAAACCGGATTTGTCCGAAGATTAGTTAACAGAAATTTATTCACATGCATTTAAAAGTTGGAATGATGCCTTTAATGCGCTTAGTGATGTTACTCCAATGCAAACTGTTACTGGGCAATTAAAACAAGCTTTAGTTTCTTTAGGTATGGCTGACCAAGCAGGCGTGGTAAATTCGGCATTTGATATGGTTAAGGCTTATGCTGCTATTTATAATAGGATGAAAGAAGATGCCGCTAGGACTACTACCGATCTAAACAATGCTTATGCTAAAATGTTAACGGCCCGTGATTAGAAAAATACGAATATAATGAATGCATTAGAGAATGCTGCGAACATGTCGTTTGATACATTAGCGTAGTTATTTAATAAACTTGGCCGTAATTTAGAAGAGGAACTGCCTAAGCTTGTTAAGGAAGGTACTGTTGGCTTAACAGGCCTCGGCGGCATTCGTATTTTTGACTTTGACACTTTTGCGGGAGACCTTGGAATACTTAAAGGTACACCAGAATATTAGGAAGCATTTAATAAGTATGCCGATTCTATGGTTGAATTCTATAATAGCAGTAATAATATTATTGAAAATGTTGCTAATTAGATTAAAGGGTTGGCAGATGCTAAGCCTGGTAAAGCTATTAATGTTTCTTATTTATAGAAAACACTTGGTCCGGCCTTTAACGCTATAATAAGCAAATATGGTCAAATAATTCAAGATGGCGTTGTAGCTTTTGATGCGAATAAAATGGCAAAATTCGGTGCAGATATTACATAGATAATTACTGAAGTAGCCAATGTTGCTGCGAAAGCTGGTGCGGTTATACCAGAATAGCTTGCTGAATTAGCTGACGCGATTGCAGATACGCTATCTCAAATTACTTCTTTAATCACTGGTGGTATTTCTGGAAGTTTAAAGAATACAGATGCTTTTAAATTATAGGAATGGGCAACATAGCATGGGCTTGGAAAATTAGATTTTACTGAGACAACTGATGGTTTAAAGTTAGCTAATGATTCAGCGTTGTAGCTATATAATACTATGAAAAATATTGATAGCATTTAGGGCTAGATAATATTTAAAGATTTAAAAGAATCACTCATTGAAACGAATGAGAATTTTAAATCAGTAACTGCATCAGCGGCAAGAACCACGGAATTATAGAAAGAGTTAGCTACAAAAGCGACCGACGCTGCTGGTTATGGTCAATATAAAAACTTCTTTGAATCTATGAATGGAAATGTAGATTTATACAACCGTCCCATTTTGAATAATGAAGATGGAAGTTATTCTACATTAATTACAGCAACAGAAGATTCTCGTAATTATAAAACTAATATACCTTGGGTAATGAATATTACACCTATCACGAAAGATGGTCAAAAATTAGATGATGGTGCTCTCACAAAATATATTCAAAAATTAATAGACGGCACAGATGGCAGTTTAGATGCAATCCTAAAAGCAGATGCTAAAGATTTAGGATTAATTATTGAGTTAGCAGATGCAGCCGGAAAAGATTAGGATGCTCTTGCTAATAGCTTGAGCGATCGTGCAGAAATATTGCATGAAATCAGTGCAGTATACGAAGCAATCAAAAAAGGCGAAACCTATGATGATACTAAAATTAAATAGTATCAAGAAGAATTAAATCTGTTACGTGAAATTTAGGCAGAACGTGCAACCACGGAAGATTCATCTTTTAAGTTTATGGAAAATGCTATTCCTAGTGGTTAGAACAATCCTCTTAATTATTTTGAGAATTGGGGTAAGGCTTGGAAAGCATTACAGACTGGTGTTAAAAAAGGTTCAATTGCTTATCAAGATTGGTACAATATTGTTAATGAAATGAATCATATTGCAGGCGTATCTGGATAGACGATTGAGTTGGCCGGTATTTCATTAGATGGTAGTATGGAATCCGCCGCGGCGGCTATATAGAAAGGTGCGGCCTCATTAAAAGTTACTGCTGATGGAAGCATTAAAGTTGATTTAAGTAAATTTGGAATTAGCCTAGCTTCTGGAGCTAATTCTATGAAGAGTAAAGTTGATAAAGGCATTGACGCAATCGCAGATACTTAGATTGAAATCCTTGATAGTATGATTCAGTTGCTAGAAGTCATTGTAGCTATGGAAAAATTGAAAGATATTGATGTAGAAGGCAATGGTATTGATCTAGGCGAAATGTTTGAAATTAATGATAAAGGGGATTTCATTGTAGATAGTGAAGGATATGTAATATGGAAAGCCGGCATGCAAACAGCAGCAGAAGAGATCCTATCTATGGCTAATGATCTCGGTGAGGATTCAGATTTATATAAAGCTTTAGATAATGTAAATATTAATGGCATATCACTACGAAAAATGCTTACAGATGCTAAAGAAGGAGCTAAGCTAACTGAAAAAGAAGCTAAATTATATCATGCCAGCTTAGCAGCTTTATATAAAGCAATGCTTTCTGGAGATTATAACGAGGAAGAAATCGCAGCTTCGATGAAAGAAGTGCTAAGCGGTACTGGATATGAGGGTGAAATTGATGTTGGCGATTGGCATCTTACTCTTAAACATGGCTATGTACTAGAGCGCGACTCTGAAGGTAAATTTATAGTTGACGGTAAAAAATTTGAAGATGAAGATACGGCCTTAAAAGCACAAGCTGCTATTACGCTAGATGGCTTACTTGGAGATAAAAAAGATATAAACCTAGATACTGGAGCGGTCACATATCATGGAGCTATAGACGCTACAGTTGAAGTAGATATAACAGAAGACCAAGTAACATATACAGCTCATGTTGAAGACTACACTGTAACTTCCACTACAAAAGAAGGTATCGCGGCAGCTATTAAGACTGCTTCTATGCTTTCTGGAAAAGAATGGACAGATACTGCAACAAATGCAGAAGATGAAAATAATACGCTAACTTATACAATGAAATATAAAGCTTCTGCAGTTGTAGATATGGAAGTTGATGTTGAAACTGGGAAAGTAAATTATAAACCAGAGAACTTTTTCACAAGCAAGCCTGATGCCGATACGATGCATTTATTATCCGATATTCATTAGTAGAAGGAAAAAATTGGCTACACGGTGAAGTAGACAGTTCAGGCTGGCGAAAACACCGTACCTGAAACTCTAGACGAAAACGCAGAAGCTGGTTAGCAGACGCCTATAACATAGACAATAACAGGTGATGCTAGTAGTGTTCCTGAGGCTTTAGAAGAAGCTACTGAAGGGCTCTCTGGAGAAGGAACTGTACAAGAATTAAATTTAACCCTAGCTTCTGGCGCAACCGTAAAATTGACTACTAACGAAGAAGTTCGTATTACTGAGCCTTTAGAAAACGTATAGGGCAGTGCAACTTCTGTAGAGGTTGATGTTAGTAATATTACACCAGATCACACTGGCGCACTAAATCCTATGCCATACGAGCGGTTAGACGCTGATGTAAAAAAGGTTAATGCAGAATATAGTGGTGATGTTGATCCCTCATCAGAAATAACATTGAATCCAATTGATTATGATATGCTGGATGCTGCCATTACAACAGTTAAAGCAATATATAACAAGGAGCCAAATAAAGAAGGTATCAATTTATAGACTATTTCTTATAAAACATTAGATGCAACAATTGGTGAAATAAAAGCAAAATATGATGATAAGCCAGATAAATCTCAAGTTTATTTACAAGGCATTGAATATGATACTTTGGGAGTTGCAATTGATGAAGTAGAAGCATCTTATGATGATCGTCCATCAACTGAAAATATTAATTTAGAAGATGCAGAATATTCTAAAGCTTTAGGATTAATTCTTACTAATGTATTATTAAACTCTGATGATGATACTAATGTTGAAGAGGGCGAAATTGTAATTGGTGAAAATAAAATAAAAATAACCGATTTTATAAATGCTCTTTTAACCGGCGGCCTTATATTAAACGGTGATAAAGTAGAAGGTAGGACTGGTACAATTACACTTGCGGATGGAACTCAAGTTGATATTCCTGACGCTGACGATGTATTTGCTTAGCTTCACGCTCTTACACTTAAATTTAATGGTGAGCCTGATACTTCCGGAATTGACCTACCATCAACAATTGACTACGATCATTTAAAAGCCGCAGTTAAAGAAGTAGAAGCAACTTTTTCAGGTAAACCAGATGTATCATCAATGCAATTAGAAAATGGCGCTACCTATTCTAAAGCTGTAGGGATATTATTAGCGAATTTATTATTAAATGCTAATAACAAGACCGATATTGCCGCTGGAACAATTACTATTGGTAAAAATCAAGTAACGATAGCTGATGCCGTTAATGCACTATTGACTGGTGAACTTACATTAAATGGCAACAATGTAAAAGGTACAACTGGCACTATTACTCTTGCAGATGGCACAGTAGTTGAAGTTCCTAGTACTGAATAGGTTATGGGCCAGATTGCGAATTTAATACTTAACTATGTAGGCAACGATCCTGATGCTTAGAATATTGCTGCTTTCTTAAGCTCATATAAAATACCAGTTGGCTCTGGTACAGGTGAATTAAGTAATTTAGAAGTAGGATTACAGGAAGGCGCGAAACCGTCCTACTCTGATCCCGTTAGTGTAGAAATTTCTAGCGTAGATGCAACAACGGGGAATTTAATAATTGCTAAAGTTACTGGCACAAAAAAGGTTACAGATGTTAGCGGAATAAGCGCTGGAGATACTGTTAATGCTACTGCTTCTACTGCTAATATTTCAGCAGATTCTTATTAGTTACAATTGAAGGAAGTTAATGCTGACGGAGAAACTATTACTACCAAAACAGTAGATATACCTGCTTAGTTGCTCATTGAGGGCGATCATAAAACAATACAAGATTATTTGAATGCACAGGATGTTCCAAAGACTCAAATTGAGTTACTAACAAACTTATTAGACGATAAATGGAAAGAATGGACAAATGCTCATAATGCTTTTTCTGTTACTCCAGTGGTGGAAAATCCAATTTCCGAAGTTGAGCAATAGGCCATAGATATTTCGGGTATATTAAAGAGCAGTCAAGGACACGAGAATCTTTTAGAAAAAGCGTTAAGCGATACCGATTCTCAACACAAAGTTTTCTTAACTGAATAGGGAAAATCGGTTAAAGAATATCTAAAAACTTTACAAGCTTTAACGGTAGAAGGAAGAACACTTTCTAAAGTAGATCTGAGCAATTTAGATATTTTATCTAACCTTGGTCAAGATATACCATTTTCTGATACACAAAGCTTTTAGGAATTTGCGAATAATATAATAGATCTGAATACAACCATAACTGACAAGCAAGAAGCTTATTCTGATTGGATTTCTATGGTTACTCAATTAGGTAGTATTCCTAGCACCAATGTAGAAGGGCTTGCTGCTGCTCTTGAGCGAATAGCTGCAGCATTAGAAACATTAAAAACAATTCCTTATGCAGACTTAGCTTAGGGTCTTAGTTCTCTAAATGCCGGTAACAATACGCCTGATGAAGGTGTGGAAATAGAAACTGGTACAACTGAAATTACTGTTGTTACTAGCGCAGACACTTCAGGTATGGTAAAAGATGTAGAAGATGCAAAAGAAGCAGTTACTAAGAAATCACCTACAGTAGAAATTGAAGGCGATGCAGAAAAAGTAGTAGATGCTGGTGAAGAAGCAACTAAACAAGTTGATGCTATGAAGGCATCAATTGCAATTACCGCTTCTAGTAGTGCAACTTCTGTTATCAATAATATTAAAAACGCTTTAGATAGACTAGTTCATGGTGGTCCATATAAAGTTTAGGTTTAGGCTACTGTAAGAGGTGGCGGCGGGGCTACAGGTAATCTTACTTCAAAGGGTTCTACTTCAAATCGCAATAATTATGCTATAGCAAAAGGAACCTTAATGGGTGAACTTGGCCCAGAATTGGTAGTTTCTAATGGTCGTTATTTTGTAGTGGGTCAAAATGGCCCAGAAATGGTAGATTTGGCCGATGACGCTATTGTATTCAATCACTTACAAACTTAGTCCTTACTAACGAAAGGAATGTCTAGCGAGCGCGGTCGTGCTGTTACTAATGAGCGCAATGCAGTATCTTTTGCTACTGGTAATGTTAATGGCGGCCCTGCAATGGCTAGTGCACAAGCAGCCTTAAATGCATTAAAAGAATTACGCGCAATGTGGGAAGCCTTAAAAGGCGCGTCTGTTTCCGACCTTGCTAAAGGTGGCGGAGGCGGAGGCGGCGGTGGCGGCAATAAGATTGTTGACCCCAAAGCCTGGGTTAAGACCGTTGAACGTTGGTATAATTTAACTTAGGAAATTGCTAAGTTAGAAAAGCAGATTACACACGAAGAACAGCTAAGGTCTAAACTTCAGTCTGATTTTAGTAAAAATGGTAAACATTATTATTAGAGCTAGAAACAATCAATATCAGCATTAAAATAGTAGATTGATGCGCAAGAGCAATTAAATCTTTCTAGGGAAGATTATTACTAGAGACGTATTACTGCACTTAAGGACGAACCACTCGGAAAGCTTTATACTTTTGATGAAAATGGCTAGTTACATTTCCGTAATGATGTTGAAATGAATGGACAGCAAGGCGCAATGAATTTCTTAACCAATCTAATGGGATTTGACGAAAACGGAAAAGCCAATTATACTAATAAATAGAAGTATGATATATTAAAGCAGTATGGCTTTGATGAATACATGCAATATAATAGTAATGGAGAACAAATCTTATTAGATGCTGATCATAGCGGAGATGTGACCGATGAAGAGCGTGAATCCTATTATCAGGCAGCTACTGAAGCTTGGCGCGATAGAATGGATAATTTCGCGTAGGAAACACAAAGCCTCTGGGATACAATTCAGGAAGGCCAGAATAGTTTATTAGAATTACAAACCACACAAAATGAGCTATTGCAGGAAATGGTTGATAATTAGCTTGAAGTTGAAGAAAACGTTATGAAGGCTATAGAGGACATGCGCCAGCGCGAGATTGATGCATTGCAGGATGAACGTGATAAGCTAGAGGAATCTACTGGTAAGTATATTGAAGGCTTGACTGAAGCTCTTAATAAAGAACAGGAAATGTACGATAATCAAGAGCAAGAGAATACATTGAATCAGTAGAGGCGCAGATTAGCTATTTTACAACGTTCTGGCGGTAGCGCCGCAGATATTGCTAATCTTTAGTCTGAAATTGATAGCAACGAACGTTCTCAATACTTTGATTTGCAGCAACAACAAATTAATGCAATTCAAGAAGCATCTGACTTATAGATTGAACGTATGGATACCCAGATTCAGCTTATGACTGAAACTTTAGATTACCAGAAGGAATTTGGCCTCTTATGGAATAATGTTTACGAAGTAATGAATGAGTCCGCGGCAGTAATAACTAATTTTATTATGCAGGGCAATTCAGAATTCTGGGCAAAGTCTCCATTAGGAACGGCTACTGGTATGAATGACACTTTATTCTAGGCAGAATAGTGGACTTAGTATCGTCAAGATTTAAGTGACGTTCATTCTGATGTTGCAATACTGGCAAACGCTACTCGTAAACAAGAAAAAACAAATGATTTTAATATTTATAACGATGCAATGACAAGAGAGTACGGCCAAGGATATGATAGTAGCGGAAAATATAAATAGATATTTGATTAGGTTTATGATGAATCTGGTGACTTAACCAAAGCTAGCACCGCAGCTCGTCTATAGTATTAGAAGGATAGACAAGCGGAAGAGGCATAGCGTCAAGCAGCGGCTGCAGCGGCTGCCGCAGCGTAGCCAGCACCTGCTCCTGCGCCCGCACCAGCGCCTGCTCCAGCAAGTAATTCATCAAGTAATAATACTAAAAAAACTGAAACAAAAATGAAAGCTACAATTAAGTATCATACTGGGAGCGGAGCTGGTGGTACAGCTGTCGGATATGGAATAGATACGTCAGAATCATCGGCTAGCGCCATAGCATATAAATACGCTTTAGCTAAGGTACCAAGAAATGCTTTTAATATGAACCCTGCAATATATACTAAAGTGTATAAAGAGGGCGGAATGGATTATTAGACCGGTCCTGCATGGTTGGATGGTACCAAGCAAAGACCTGAAGCTATATTTAATGCTGAGTAGACTAAGGTTCTTCGTGATAATATTCTTTCCAATAAACCTAATTCTCTCATTACACTCTTAAATACTTATAATACAGCTTACAAAGATGGTATTGCTATTCCTGCACAAGCATCATCCGAAGCTATTGTTATAGAAAATGCATCAGTAAATATGAACGTACAACAAATTGCAAATGATTACGATGCTCGTCGTGCAGGCGAGCAGGCATTAAATGAAATGATGCGAATTGCTCGAAAAACTAGTGCCGCAAACAGTATAAGGAGGTAAAAGGCGTATGGCGTTAACTTATACAACTCTATACGGTACTGAGGTGGAGTCTCTGACTCCACCTCGTACCCAAGTATATAAAGCGACTCATGATGGTAATAAAAGATTGCCATACATGAATCGCTCTTTTATTAGCTTTTCATATGGGTCTAAAAAGAATTCAAATGGTGAAGAAGTACCTGTTTTTATTGAGGACTTTAATTTAATTGCAACTACAAGTGGAGATAGAATGGAGCGTGATGCTTATGCATCATTTGAGGACTTAACTTCTACCTATGATACAATCCCTGGCCAATTTTATTGGGGTACTTATTTTCATACAAACTCAATACAATTTACACTGGCTACCGATGGAATAACTTAGAGAGAGCTAGACAGCTTTAAAAATTGGTTCCGAGCTGGTTCAATTCGTGAATTGATATTGGCCGAACATCCCAATAGAGCAATTTTAGCTAGAGTCGCAAATCCTCCACAACTTCATCTGTTGCCCTTTGAAGCAGAGGTTACCGTTCCTTTTTACTCTGGCGGCGAACAAGCAGATGGCTCACATGTGAATACCACACTTAAAACAACAAGCACCACTGTTTATCGTGGAGAAATAGATTTGGAACTTGTTATGGATGAGCCTTTTTGGTATGCAAAATAGAATATCTTGGGGCGCTAGAATACTATTGAAGGGTATTATGAAGAGCGGTGGATTGATGCGAACGGGAAGCTTCAAACTATTAGAGAATCGGAAGACGCATTAAAAATTGTTTATGAAGATCATATTCCCTTAGGAAGCACAACAAAAATTGACGTTTTCCTCGGTGGGGATATTTATGCTTCTGTTAAGTATGAAACTTGGGCAAGGATAGCAAAGGTTATTACTGAAGAAGAATATAATATTGGTATAAGTAATGAAGCCGCTACAACTCAAATGAAATCTGCTTACTCGCACCCAAAGAATGATGACAAGTATTATTTAGGTGCTACTATTGCTTTTAAAAAATTCGAAGATAGTAATACTTGGTATGGTGGAAAAATTGGTGGCGCAGAATTGCTAGGGTCTAGCGCGCCAGTAGCTGGTATTACTTTACCTGTAAACGAAACTGCAAACTTATACTATGCTGGCACGGCTCCATCGCCTATAAAATTGCGTTTTACCCTTTAGCCTGAAATTCGGCAATAGGGTGAAAATAATGAAGCATATTATATTATTACTCCTAAAAATAAACATTCCACTAGTGGCGCGTATAATACTATTACATTAGAATCCTCAGAAAAACATGAATTTAAATTCACATTACCTACTTTTTGGCTTAGTTATAATCAAGTAATTGAAATCTTTGATAATGAAGAAATAATTAAATCCGGTAGCGCATGGCTAACTATAAGAGAAACAATTCGTAACACGATTCGTCACCCGGTTATTAGAGCATGGGCTAATAAGCTTATTAATAAATATGACAGTAGAGGTGGCACTGGCATTATTTCAGAAACAATGGACCTGTCAGCAGTACGTGGCGATTTAGAGCGCGGAATGCAGTCTTTATTAGTTGATGCCAACGGCGAAGCGCTACCTGCCTCTTTTACCTTTGATGGAAAGACTGGATTAGCGATTGGAAAATTTACTTATAAAGATATTGCTTTACTGGATTAGATTACATCATATGATAACCCTAATGGAAATGTAAGTTTAGAATCATAGATTAGAAGTGCTTGTACAAATGCTGATGGCACACCTAAAGAAAATTACTTATTAACATAGGAAGAAAATGTTGGAGATATGGTAAAAAGTAGCTACTTAATTTTAGACGAAAGAAATGTTTTAGACGATTATTATCAAGTTTAGGCATGGACTGAAGCCCATCCCGATTACGCGTATTTAATTACGCATGATGTTAATAATGGTCTGCAGGATTTACATTTTGAATTTAAAAATATGTATCTATGAGATAAAAGGAGGATTCTGTCATGGCTGGTGAATATAAAAATGTACGCAGCTATGAAATTTCTATTTGGACACTTCAGGATAGGTTTTTATCTGTCCTGAAGTGGGCCACTATGGATTGTAAAGGTTAGATATAGGAACCGGAGGTTGTATTGCGCGACGACGGAACGCAAGAATTAAGCTTTGCTATTCCTAAATTTTATTATAGCGGTGCAACACGTATTGCAAATCCAATGTGGCTTCATTTAGAAAACTAGCCGCTAGAAGCTAATATGCATAAATTAAAAGTTATATTTAATAAGAATACAGAAGACGAAGCTGTATTAGAATTTCTAGTTACTGAAGTGACTCATGACCATGCCGCTGATGCAGTAGATATTAATGTTAAGGCAGAAGGGTTGGCATTTCATGAACTTGGAAAACTTGGATATAAAATTTCTCTTTCTGAAACTAACTATACTAATGCTTTAGAAGAATGGGAACTTAATGGGCTAATAGAAGAGCAGCCTCTAAATAATATTTAGTTCTGGAATGACTTAGTATTTAAAGACTCTGATGGAAATTGGAAAACTAACTGGGTATATGAGTTGCAGATGGACTGGTCTGCTTTTAGTTCTTTATATGAAGAAGGGCGCGATGAGGTAAATGATAAGGTTGTAGCAATAACATCTAAACGTAGCGATGTTTTATATGAAGACGAATATGTTTCTTCATGGGAGCTTGGCGAAGATGGAAAGATGAAATCTCGCCATATTCAATCCACTCGTGAAAAATGCCGTATTATTGACGTCTCAGAGAGTAATATATATAATATTACTCAAACTATCGCAGAATAGTTTGGCGTATTTTGTCGTTATGAATATGTACATGATGAACATTATCAAATTATTGGTAGGAAGGTAATCTATTATAATAATTATTTATATGACGTTCAAGGGCACGTTGACCTCACCTATCCATATTCTTCTGCTTCAATTAATCGTACAGTTGATAATAGTAATGTTATTACAAAAATGTTTGTAAAAGGCGTTGACTATAATTCCAATACTGTTACTATTATGGACGTAGATGCGAATAAAACAAAAGAAGATTATTTATTAAATTTTGATTATTTGCATGAAATATAGGGCGTAACTGATGAATAGTATGAAGAGATAGAAGATTTTGAAGCAACAATTCATCAATTAAATGCCAGAATAATTTAGACGCAAGAACGAATTAGGGTACTGCAGAATTAGTTGGTTGAGGCTGAAGCTAGCGCAACTACCTATAGAAATGCAGTATCATTAGATTAGGAACGTTGGGAAGCTGCGGGAAAATTACGCGCAGAATTGACTGGAAGTACTAATCGTATTCCGTTAAAGGGCAAGCCCTGTATAGTGAAAGAAAAGGAAGACTATGGTTTTTATATTACTATTGGATGGGACGGAGTAGAAGAGACTAGTTTGAAAATTTATCAAACTAACAACTATACCGGCTCTGCGTCCGCATTTAGTAATTTGATTACTTCTCGTAATTTTGTTTATAATGAATTTAATAATTTAATTAGAGTTGACCATATTACTTCGGATATTCAAATAAAAGAGGGAGATACTCTCTGGCTTGATGGATATTACAATCCAACGCTTGCTTATGACAATATTCAAAAGGTTTGGGCGCAAAGAAAAGCTATTGATGAATCTGAGGCTGAGAAAGCGGAAAATAGGGTTATTGATTATAAATGGTATTTAAATGGTATCCGTACTGGATATGCGAGGGTAGACGAATGCCGCCTAGGCATTGCTAACTGGCCACCTGCGGTAGTATCGCCATCAGGGGAGCCTTTTAATATAAAAGATACTACCAAAAGTGATCGCGCGGACTAGTGCCGTGCGGCATTCAGTGATATCGAAATTTACCTCGAAGGTGATATAATTAATCCCGCCTTCGTAAATCAATTTGCGCAATTAAATGATTAGAATTCTTCGCCTGATTTACTTTTCTATGAAAAAAATCTCATAGAACAAAAAATGAATGAAATTAGTAAGTTTGAACGTATGATGGGACCGGCATTGCGCGAAGGTTATTGGCAGCCTGATAATTATCATGATTATGGCGACCTATTTAAAGATACATTTACTATTAGCTATGATAATGCTAAAATTGTTTAGCCAAGTACCGCGCATGTAGAATTCATATGGGATGGGGATAAATACTATGAAGCAGAAACTCCTCTAGTTTATACTGCAAATGTTGAAGGAGATGTTGAATAGCATTTAGCTGTTGATGTAAGTGACTATTTAGACCAAATTATAGAGCACTTAGATGATTTAAGTTTTGTCTATTATAACCCTTCTAATATTGCAACAATTCATGCATTGGAAGGCAAATAGACTGATGTTAATACAAATGTAGAAAAATTTATGGAAAAAGGCGAAAATGATTAGGTTGCTGCTGAGTTTTTTAAAGTGGTAGATAGGCTAAAAAGCAATTTTGAAGGAATAGATTTGACTTCATTTCAATCTAATGGTGTGGATTATTCCAATATAAATTATTGGCGTGTGCCTCCATCATCAGAATCTACTGACGAAGTTCTAATAACTCCTTTAAAAAC